GATTCAACTAATAAGATAGTAGATTTGAATAATTTATTTTCTAAATATGATGGAGTTTCACCAAAAGCTAATTCTACAAATATTTTTGTTAATAATCAAGACCTAAATCAAATTTTTCAATCTATAAATTATGTTTCACCTAGTAATTATTTTACATTTGCAACTGGAAGTAATTATTCGGGAATCGATTCAATTGGTAATTATAAGATATTGACATTATATTACGGAAGTTATACATTCACTCCAAAAACTGATATTAGTTTAAATTTAGTGCAAGTATTTTTGGTTGGCGGTGGTAATAATGGTAGTAATGGAGTCGATTATAAAGGTGGTGCAGGTGGTGCAGGTGGAAATTGTGTAGTAGCATATCCTCCAAGTGGTACTTCAAATACTACTACTATTAGTCCTACTACTAGTTTTAGCATAACTGTTGGTGCTGGCGGCAATAATACTACTTGTACTATTGGAAGTGCAAATCTCAATGCAACAGCTTCAGCTGGTGGAGGTGCTGCAGGTGGTGCAGGTGGCACTAGTAGTGCAGTTGCTAAAAATGGTACTGCAGGTGTACAAAATTCTTATACATTGTTATATTACGGCGGTGGTGGTGGTGGTGGTAGTGGTACCACTACATCATCTGTTACTAATTCGTGTGATGGCGCAAATAGTGGTCTTGGTGGCGGTGGTGGTGGCGGTGGTTGTCTAACTTATCCAGCCAAAAATAGTACTGGTGGTTCTAGTAGCGGTGTCAGTAATACAAACAATGCATATTTTGGTGGTAGTGGTGGCATTAGTAGCTCTAACACTGGCAAAAACAGTGATTATGGCGGTGGTGGCGGTTCATATACTAGTGGTTATTATGGAGGTAAAGGAGGCAATGGCTATGCTTCTACCAATTTACTTGGTGCTGGTGGTGGTTCTGGTGGTTCTGGTGGGCTTTATGGTGGTGGTGGTGGAGGTGGTGCTGGTGGTTTTGGTGGTGGTGGTGGTGGCGGTGGTAGTGGTAGTATATATACTAATAGTGGTGGCGGTGGTGGAGCTGGCGGTGCTGGTGTAGCTCTTGTAATTTTTACTCTTACGCCTACTTATTATATTTCTACACCTAGTAATTATTTTTCATTTGCAAGTGACAGTTCAAGTAATTATAATGAGAGTATTCAAAATGTAACTGTAAATAATACAAATTATAAAATATTACAATTATATTATGGAGCTTATAAATTAACACCAAATCAATCTATGACTCTAGTACAAGTATTTTTGGTTGGCGGTGGTAAAAATGGAGGGGACAATCTCTCTTATAATGGCGGCTTTGGTTTTTTTGGTGGTGCAGGTGGTGCAGGGGGAGGTTGTGTAATAGCGTATCCCCCAAGTGGTACTTCAACTACTACTAATATTACTTCTGCTACTAATTTTAGTATAACTGTTGGCGGTGGTAGTAAAAATACTACTTGTAATATTTTAGGAGCTATAACTGTCAATGCAACAGCTTCAGCTGGTGCTGGCGGTGCTGGCGGTGCTGGCGGTACTTCTAGTAGTCCTGCTCTAGCTGGTTCTAATGGTGTTCGAAATTCTTATACCGGATTATATTACGGTGGTGGTGGTGGTGGTGGTGGTGCTACTAATTCATACTACAATGGCGAAAATGGTGGTGTTGGTGGTGGCGGTGGTGGTGGTGGTGGTGAGAATGTTAGCGGCGGTGGTGGTGCTGGCGGTGGCGTTAGCGATGCATTAATTGGCGGTATAGGTGGTAAAACTACCGCGAACGGTTCTAGTAGTATTTATGGCGGTGGTGGTGGTAAGTATGATGGCAACATTGGCGGTTCTGGTGGAAATGGCTATGAATCTAATAATAAAGCTAGTGGTGGTGTTGGTGGTACTAGTGGTGGCACCTATTGTGGCGGTAGTGGCGGTGGTGGTGCTGGTGAGTATGGGGGCGGTGGTGGTGGTGCTGGTGGTGGTTATGTTAGCTATGGCGGAGCTGGCGGTGCTGGTGTAGCTCTTATAATTTTTACTGTACCTTAAATAATTTCAGAAATTTGCATGTTAAGAGAAACGATAAATTTTTATACAACCTTTTTATTTTTTTCATACTTTTTACCTTGCTCCCCACACATTGAATCAAATTGTCTTGCAGTGCCACAATAATGATAATCAATATTTTGTGTTCTTTGAATACCGGTTATCAGATAATTATTATTTTCTTCTATCTTAGGAAACGCTTGACATTTTGCCAATTCATCCAATGTGAAAAAATCTTTTTTGAAATGTTTACAATTGATACAAAATTTGGGTTCAATTGCATTTACAAAAACAATAGAGCAAAATATTAGAAAAATATTATACATTTTGTTGTATTATATTACATAAAATTATTTAAATCGTTTTATATTATTAGTAATCCAAAATACATAAAATTGAATAATTTTTATTATATTTATTTAATTTAATCAAAACAATAATCAGTAAAAGTGCAAAAATGTCATCAACATTAATGAAGATTTACATCCCAAGAATTTTAGAAAATGTAACAAGTGATTTCATTAGCGAAATTTTCCATGAAATTGGCATTGGTAAAATAGTTTATATCGATATGCATCGTAAATTGAATGAAAACCGAAAAGTCTATTATTTTGCGTTTATTGATATAGAAATCTATGATAATTCAATAGCATCCAATTTTACGAATCTAATGAACTATTATAATAATACAAAAATCGTTTATAATCTTGACTCTGGATTTTATTGGGAAATTAAAAAACACATCGACCGTTACGAACGTTTAATAACAAAGAATGTTTTCAATAATTTTAATGCGTTTTATTTACCAGTAAAACCAGAAAAATATGAACTTTATTTTACAAAAAATGACCAATTACATTTAGATAAAGATTATGAAGAATTAGAAAAAGAGATACATGATATGATTCTTGATAACCAATCTTACGATATGTGGAAAACAAATTTGTTCGTATATTAATTTTATAGTTTAGTTGAGGTGAGTTTTAGTTGAAAATCAAAAATAAAAACACTTAAAAAATCAAAATAAAAAAGGCCGAAAGGCTTTTTTTATTCAATGTACATTATATTCTTGCCATATAGTATAATTATACAAAAATAAAAATGTCATACACACATGCATTTCAAATTGAAAAACTAAAAAATAATTTTGATAATATAATCACATTGAAACGTGAAATCTCCAAATTGAAAAAAGTAGTCTCTGATAAATTGACAGAATTAAAAAAAGTATATAATGACCTAATCAAATCGAACAATAAAAAAATATTTTTATTTTGCCTTGATTCATTCTATTTTCAATATAAAACATTCGCTATGGAAATGGAACATATTGACCGATTTCGTGCTTTGATGAATAATCGCATGTATTGTGATTACTATAAATTATATGGCATAATCATCAATTATATCAAAGAAAACCGTGAAGATTTACAAGTTGATGAATTGGAATTCAAATCATATCCTACTTATAAAGATTTGGAACCATTTCAAGAATACAAATTAGATGATATTCGTGAAATACATTCGAATATTCTTGTATTGATAAATACTCTTTATTTAAAAAGTTATTCAAAAACAGACGATATTGAACATTATAATGAAAATCATCGGGTTGGGTTCTCAATATCTAATTTTTTAAATACATTAGATTATGAAAATCGATTATTGAGAGAACAAATTAATTTATATATCAATTATATTTCATTTTTCCATATTTCACAAAAAAAACAATTGAATCGTCTCTATACAAGAATGCAAGAATTTTATCGTGAAGTTGATAATAATATTAATATAAATCGTACGTTCTCGATTGATGACATACATGATGAAGATAGATTACATAGATTCTACATAATCGGGGAAGATGTTACAATTGATAATATTTTGGAAGATTCAGAATTCTTATTAGAGAACACCGAAAAGGTTATTGAAAAATTGGACACTATAATCGAAATAAATACAGATATTGAATCTGAAAATATTCAATTCGAAATTGATGAGAACCACTCTGAAACTACTAGTGATATAGTTGCAACGAATGATTCAAATGAAAAAAAAACTGATTAAATTATTTTTCTATATGAAATTTTATAATTTCCTTCTTTATTGGTTCCATTTTATCTAATGCATATTGGCCACAAGGACCACAATGGTCTTCATTCGATAAATCGACTCTAGAATTAATTTTTTTATTACATTGTTCTACACTCCATCTACCTACTGGTTTTGGTAATTCTTTTGGAATTATATTTTTCAAGATAGTTGTTATAAATTTCATCTTATATAACAACTATAATTGTGTTTAAGTATTTTATTGGTGTTCAATTATTTTATTTAGAATTATTCAAAATACGACTCTCTTATCCATACATTTGCTATGTATTTTTCGCCACTAGTAATTGGTAATCCTGCATGTAACGAATTAGTATGACATTTATCTCCTTTCTTATTCATAGGAAAAAACAAAATACCACTATGTTTTTCTGGTTTTATATTTCTATCTAAATTAACAAATCGCGTAGAACCACCTTCGAAACCATCATTTAAATAAATAACCATTGTCAATACGCGATTGCCTCCACGTTTTACGAATTCATTACATTTATCGGTGTCATCACAACAAGAATCATGGTGTTCATTATAATATCCATCTGGTTCATATTTCACTACTTGTAAGTCTTCTACGTTCTCGAATTTATAATTTCCTATATTACAAACTCTTTGTACAATATTTTTAATTACATTATCTTCTTTTTTTAGCCAACATGTTTTACTTTTTCTTATAGTTTTATCATAACCACCTACTATGACACTATCTTCAAATTTGTTTTTTGATTGTTCTAATATATATTTTGCTTCTTCTTTTGTAATAAGGTTTGGATAAATTTTAGGTTCAATAAATTCATTTGGGTCATCATCGTAACCGAAATTTTCTTTATATGAAGATGTTTTATAAAAATAGAAAAAATTCGTAACTATTAATCCTATAACTAAAACAACTATAATTAGTTTGGTATTTTTTTTGAACATTTTGGTTTTGATTAGTTATAATATAATTATAAAATATTTTTTCATTTTTGATTTGTAAAAAATATTTGTGATATTGTAATCAAATTATCTTTTAGTTTTATATATTAAATAAGAAAAGGTGTAAATGTCTAATACCGAAACAAATTCCGAAATAAATGAAGAAATACATTCTGTATTTAATGCCAAAAAAGATTTCAAAAGAGATTCAAAAACTGAACTTCATTTAGAAGATTTAAAATTAAATAATAGGAATGATAGCAAAGTTGATAAACAAAATGCTGATAATAGTGATATTGGAAGTAATACTACAAATGCAAATACTACAAAATTAATTGAATGGTCTCCTGAAAATGAAATGATAATGGTAGAATGGTGTGATATTGCACAATGTTATAAATGGTTGAACGCAAAATCTTATTCCAAGTATTCTTATAAAAATGCTTGGTATACTATTCCAGCTATTGTTTTATCAACTATTAGTGGAACTGCTTCTTTCGCACAAACAAGCTTACCAACCGATTATCAAGTATATTCGCCTATGGCAATTGGTGCTATCAATATATTTATTGGTATATTAACAACCATTCATCAATATTTGAAAATATCTGAATTAACAGAAGCCCATCGAGTTTCTTCTATTTCTTGGGATAAATTCGCACGTAATATCAGAATAGAATTAGCCAAAAAACCAGATGAACGAATGGACGCTGGTCATTTTTTGAAATTGAATCGACAAGAATTTGACCGTTTGATGGAAACTAGTCCAATGATAAATGATGATGTTATTTCTGAATTTAATTCAACATTCCAAGGTAAGCCAAATACAATTGAACGTAAGCGGTTTGAAGCATTGAAAAAGCCAGACATTTGTAATACTATTATTAGTGCGAATGAAACACGTCATACTTGGTATTTAGACTTGGAAAAATCGAATGATGTTTTTGATAATTCCCCATTAGATAATGATTATATTCGTTCAAAAGATGATTTAATAAATTTACAAAAACAACAATTATTCAACAAAGAGGAAGAACTTCGAAAGAATTTTGAAAGTGCTCGTGACACAGAACGTAAAATAATAGAAAATAAATTATTAGAAATGAAAAAAGCAAAACAAGAAGAAGATTTATACGTTAAAAAATGTGAAACGATTAATAAATATATTCAAAGTTTTGAAGAATTATATGAAAGAAAACCATTCAATACAGAAATTCATAATAGTTTGAAAGATGTTATTGATAATGATGTTTTAGATAGATTTTTGAAAACTTATGATTATGATATTGTATAAATTACGATAAAAAAACCCATGAAATATAATGTTTATCTAAATAATTTCTAGTTTTCAAAATATCACTATTATATGCATTGTATATTTCTTTAGCGTGGAAATATCTTCCGATAAAACCAAAAGACATTATTATAATAAGAAAGAACAAAAGTCGATTATTTATTTTATTAGTCAAAATAGTTCCAAAAAATATATAACTTACTATATTCAAAAATGAAAAATAAACAATTGTGTGAAACAAAACTGATAAAATCATCGGAAATAATATCTTTTTTTCGAATAATTCATTGAATTCAAGTTTTGGATTTGTAGTGTCCAAATATAATTTTGTAAACATAGTTTATATATAATATAAAATATAAATTTAATAATGATTCTAGATAATTATTTCAGTTATGATAAAAAAGTATTATTTTCTATTGTTTGTGGTGGATTATGGATATATTTCAGAACGTCGGATTGTTATAAACTTATACCAAGTGGGCATTTGTTTCCAGTACTATTTGTAATGGTTTGGACATATTTGAATTATTATGAACCATTGTTTTTACCAATAGGATTGATTATTTTATTACTATATTCAAAAGTTTATCTCAAATACAAATCTGATTTTTTCAAATAGTCAAAATCATTATACCCAGTATTGTAACAATAATACCTAGTATTTGTTTTGTTGAATATTGTTCGTTGAACATGATAATCCCTACTATAAATAATAATATTAATGAGAACGATTTCAAAATAATACTATTTACTGCTGGTGTATTATGTTTTTTGTCCAATTCCAATAATAATAATGTAGATAATACAGTTAATAGTGATACTAGAAACAATGATAAAAACTGCCAACAAGAAAGATTTTTACAGTTATCAAATGTTGTTTTTAAAAATTCTTTATCAAATATAAATTCATAAATAATATATGTAATAGTTATTGATAATATGACTATTGTATTCAATAATAAAAATTCATGATTTTCAAGCGATTTCAATACATGTTTTCTGAAATAGGGTCTCAACAAATCGAATATAGTTATTCCAAAAATGTATCTATACATTGATTTTTGATTTTGATATAATTTATATACTAAATAAATATTATTAGTATATAATTTTTGATATAGTAGCTGCGTTTGTAGTTTAGAGTTTTAATTTTTTAGTTCAATTTTGTAATTATAATTCTATGAATAAATTCGAATCTTTTATTGACCAAAATTCGGAATTATCTTGATTGAAACAAATACCAGTATATTCGTTAATATTTTGTGATTTATATTCATCAATTGGTATATCATTGTTCAATAAATAAATAACAGAATTTGAGAAAAGTGCAAATCGTTTGATATTTGATAAATTATCATAGTCTAATGGTTCTGTTGTAAATAAATATGTTGAACCGAAAACAGGATGTGTTATGCGTGGATTTATTAATGATTCTGTGTTTTGATTATTTTCTTGGCGATAATATGAATTAATGTATTTTTCTTCATTATTAACCTCACAAATATAAACAGATAATGGTATTTCTATTGCATTTGATGAATTTGTTATATACATCATTAGTGGATTTTCATCGAATAAATTATATAAATTTTCAGATATAGGCAAATCTAAAATGCGTTTTTTATTTACTATTTCATCAACTATTGCCCATATAGATTGGTGTTCATCGACTAATTCTAAAATAGATTGGTCTTCGGATTCGTTTTCAAAATCTAAATTAGTACAGTCGAAAACTGCAATGTATGTGTTGTTTTTCAACTTCAAATAACCTTTATAATTTTCTAATGCGATTTCGTTTGATAATTGCGTAGATGTTTTAAATAATTGAGAACATTGTTCAAAAAACATATTATTAATATCATTCTGGTCATAACCACCTTTTTGTATTTGAGCATTTTCAGGTGGTATTTGTGGTGTCGTCACTTGTTGCGGAGTTATTTGTTCTGGTTGTTCTGGGGTTATTTGTTCTGGGGTTACTTGTTCTGGGGTTATTTGTTCTGGGGTTACTTGTTCTGGAGTTATTTGTTCTGGAGTTATTTGTTCTGGGGTTATTTGTTCTGGGGTTACTTGTTCTGGGGTTATTTGTTCTGGGGTTACTTGTTCTGGGGTTATTTGTTCTGGGGTTACTTGTTCTGGGGTTACTTGTTCTGATGTGACTTGTTCTGGGGTCAATTGTTCTGGGGTTACTTGTTCTGATGTGACTTGTTCTGGGGTGACTTGTTCTGGGGTGACTTGTTCTGGGGTGACTTGTTCTGGGGTGACTTGTTCTGGTGTGACTTGTTCTGGGGTGACTTGTTCTGGGGTGACTTGTTCTGGGGTGACTTGTTCTGGGGTTACTTGTTCTATAGAATTTTTTATAACAATAAATTCAGTTAATTTGTTAATATCAATTGTTCGACTAGGAAAATCATATATAGCGTTTTCTTTTTTACAATAAAATTCTAAAAAAGGATATTCTGAATCACTATTTATTCTATATAAACAAATAGCAATACTAGAAGAACCGATAGTTTCATTATCAAAAACAAAATCCTTATTCAATTCTTCGTCATTTAAATAATTATAATTTTCATCAGTTTCAATTTCTTCATCAATATCTGATTTATCCGAATAATCTTCAATGTTATCAATATTATCAGTATTATCAGTATTATCAGGTTCATTTATTAGTTTCTCCTCTTTTGATTCTATTTTATCCAATACAACATTACTTTTATTTTTTGACATGAATTTTTCAATTATCATTTCACGTAATTTTTTATCATTATCTGACATACTATTTTCTTATAGTTATCTGTATATAATGTACATCCTAAAAATAATTACATATTATTCTCAATTATTATTTTTTTAAATAATATAAAAAATAATTCGTTACTATATTATTAATACATAGAATTATATTCTTTTGCATTTTGCTATAAGCTTTCAACAACATTTTACTAAATGTCATACGACGACGATTATTTTCATCCAAACAATGATAATCTAATTACTGATAACTATGAATCACAATTAGATGATTATTCTGTAATTAGCGATACTGTAACACAAAATAGTGAAACAAACAAAAAAAGAAAAGTAATGGATGATTATAAAAAACAAGATAAAAATTATCATAAGATTTCTAGAATTTTCAATAATAAAAAAAAGGAAATTGAATTATATACATCACCATCTACACCAGGTCTTCCTATTCGTGATGCAATTACTGGTTCTAGATATCCAAATTATAAAGTCGGTTCAAAATACGAAGATTTATTCTTTAAATCAAAATTAGCAACTGGTGAATTTAGCGGAGACGAAGGTTGTTTGTTTTTTGATACACCTGAACAATTTGAACGTCATTTGAAAATAGTTTTATCACAAGATGTTAAAGAAAAATGGCAGCAAAAATTCGTTCATTCAAAGGCTGAATTATTCAAAGCAAAACAATAAATAAAAATGAATATAAAAAATTTTGTAAATATAATAATAAGCAATTAGTTTATTATTATGTTTTGGAAATCACTGTTAATAGGTTTTGTTTTGAATAATAAACACAATTTATTGAATTACAATCATACTAATTTGAAGTTAAGTTATTTAGATTCTATTGCAGATTCATTACCTTCTGATAATGTTCCTCAAAAACCAAAAATTCAAGAAACTATAAATGATTATTCTTTTAAAAAAAATTTTTTCCGTAATATTTTGAATAATGGGTATGATTATAGAATTGATACGAATGAATTTTACGAAAGAGAAAAATTACGTAATATTACTTCATTTTTCGAAAAAATGATATTGTTACAAAATTTAGAAAATGATAATATTTCACAATTTACAAAATTAGATTTGATTGAAAATAATATACATATAGATTCAAATAATCATTCAAAATATGTTTCAAACATAAATTCTGGTAATTTATTCAGCGATTGGTAGTAAAATAAATAAATCGAAAACAAAATAAAAACTTTTTATTATTATCAATATATTATAAATGACTTCAAACATTCCTATTTCAGCAATTGCTGTTTTTGATGGAAAGAAAATAAAAGGTACTGTACGATTTACAGAAGATTTACAAAAAAATGCAGTAATTATTGATATTGATATTAAAGGACTAAAAAAATCAGGATTACATGGTTTCCATGTTCATGAATTCGGTGATATCAGTGAGCAATGTCAGAGTATGTGTTCTCATTTCAATCCTTATAACAAAAACCATGGTGGTCAGGATTCAAAAGAACGTCATGTTGGTGATTTAGGGAATATTATTACTGATAAAAATGGTTTTGCAAAATATCAATTTGCTGATTCGATAATCAAATTACGTGGTCAGAAAGCGAATATTGTTGGTAGGGGACTTGTTATTCATGAAGATGAAGATGATTGTGGTAAGGGTGGAGTTCCTGATAGTTTGACCACGGGTAACTCTGGAACACGTATTGCTTGTGCGGTAATTGGATATACCAAACAATGTTAATAAAATAATTTTATTTTTTATATATGTAAAATATAAGTAAAATAATATTTTTTTCAATAATGAATGAAACAACCATACCATTGATTAGTTATATTTTAGTAGGAATTACTTCTGGCGTTTTAGCACTTGCAACTATTCTTGAAAAACAACCAACTGAAAATACAAACGAATCATCTGTAAATACAATGTTACCATCTTTTGGTAATGAAACAAAAGAACCTATTCCTCAAGCAGAAGCAGAAATTGAAAAAATACCTGAAGCAGAAGCCGAAAAAATACCTGAACCGTCAGGTGAAGATGAAAGATTACCAGAAGCAAAACCAGTATCTGGTGGCAAAAGAAATGGAAAAAACAAAAAAACACGTAATAGTAAAAAAGGAAAAAAAAGTACTATAAAGAAATCATCAAAAAATTGAATAAATTTATCTATTTATTGAAATAAATAAATTAAGAACAGAAAATACAAAATGAATTTATATGAAATAACAAATCGTAATATTGATTGTCTGTTTGATTTGATAAATAAATTGAAAATCAATAATCGAAAACCTTTTACGAAAATATATGTTTCAATCGGTAGTAAATTCAATGAAAAAGATGTAAATATTTCAAATACAAATCAAAAAAATAATAAAAATCATAAATTCAATTCTAATGCATTAGAACAAATGATACCGAAATTTCTCCGGACAAATGATGAGATTTATTTAGATAATGATATCGATATTGACATCATTATTGATAATGACAATATCAAGACGAACCAAAAAGACAACATATTGATTATTATCATTGATAATTTCAATAAAAACAATAACAACTATGCGAAAAATTGTTCTCTATTGTATAAAGTTCTGAAACCAAATCTAAATGTTGTTTTGTTTGATAAATTATGTAAGCCGAATTTTTTAGAAGATATTATTACTAGATTGATTCAATATGCGGATATAGAGAAAATTTCTGAAAAAAATATAATGATATGTAATTATGTTAAGTTCATGAACAATCCAAATATTATTGAAATGGAATCTGAAAAAATGATTCCTGAAGTAATTCAGTTAGTATTAGATAAAACATTGAATGGGAAATATGCATTCTGTTTCTATGATTGGTTTGGATATAATTATTATTTGTATAATTTCATATATAATTATAAAAAATGTAAAAAGTTATCGTATGGATTAATGACAATAACCCAACAAGTTGAATATTTTATAAAAAATAGAGTAGAAGATACAGTTGTAAGCATCGATTCTAAACTAGTAAAAAAAGAAATGTTATTACTAGAAAATGTATATGATATTACTTTACCTAAATATTCAGATAAAGAAATGACAGTCAATTTTAGAGATTATCTAATTATGAATGGAGAAATATTTTAATTTTGCTGTCAATTCATATCTATATACTTTATAAAAAAATTCCGAAGTCCTTTTAAGTCAGCACCAATTACTATATCATCTGGTATAATCCCAGTATTATTTTTAGTATAAGCCAACACAACTGGAATACCATTTACAATACGTTTGGATTTCAAAAATGCATAAACATCAGTATATTGGTCAACATCGATATTCATACATTGTACGGTATCTGGCATTCTTGCAAATGCTTCATTTATAAATGGTTCAATTTGTTTGCAAGGTCCACACCATTTTGCACCAAATTTCATTATTATTACACCTGGATTTGATTTTATTATTTGTATGAAATGTTCTCTATCACGGATTTCTGTTATAACTGGAAGAGGCATTATATATTTTAGTATCTATTTTTTATTATAGTTTTACGCTAAAAATAAATAGAAAAAATTGTTTTGATATTATAAAAACTGATAAGATGTCGAATCAAAAAAGCCATAATCTAGATATCCATATGTATAAATTAGAAGAATTACTCGGTTTATTCAATTTAACATACAATATTTCAATAGACGATTTGAAACGAGCTAAAAAAGTTGTATTGATGACACATCCAGATAAATCACGACTTTCTCCTGAATATTTTTTGTTTTATAAAAAAGCTTTTGATGTTATTGTTCGCTTTTATGAAGACCAAAACCGTCAAAATCAGAATGTTCCTACTGATAAAATTACATATCATCCCATGAAAAATTCAGATTTAAATAATGCAAATACTAAAAATGTAACAGAAATAATCAATAAAATGCCGAATAATGATTTCCAGAAAAAGTTCAATCAATTATTTGAAGAAAATATGACATCCAAACCTGACCCAAAGAAAAATGAATGGTTCTCAAAAGATGAACCTATTTATAATATTGATGAAAAAGTAAGTTCAAAAAACATAGGACAAGTCTTCGATAAAATAAAGGAAACGAATTCTGGCATGGTTAAATATCGAGGTGTTGAGAACCTTATCATCAATTCGGGTTCAAAAATACATGATATTGATGATTCAGAAGAGTCAGATGATTATGTAAGTTGCGACCCATTTAGTAAATTGAAATTCGACGATTTGAGAAAAGTTCATAAAGACCAGACCATTTTCAATGTTAGTGAAAAAGATTTCAATAAAGTAAAAAAATATTCGTCAGTCGACCATTTTATGCGAGAACGTGGGGGGCAAAATTTGACTCCTCTTGAAAAGACTGAAGCAGAAAATTTATTGGTCCAACAACAAGAATTATACCAACAACGTATGATGCAGAAGGAGTATGCATCTAAATTGAGAACTATGGAATATGAACAGAAAAACAAAATGGTTTTAGGTAATTTTTTGCAATTGAAAAATTAGTTGTTTTTAGTTAATTTAATTGCTTGAATAACCATGGTTTATCCATATCCAACATCAAATGGTCATAATTTACTACCTTGTTCTCAATATCACTATAACTCTGATATTGTGTTACTGTAGGTGGTATAATCATAAACCAGAAATATTGTTTTTGTAGCCTTTTCCAATACATATCCAATGCATATGTACGTCCATCGTTCGGATTTTGCATTAATTTTTTTGCACTTTCTTTGAAATTCTCTATCAAAGTATCATAATAGTGATTTTTTATAATATAACCAGTAGTGGTTTGACAATAAAAAACACGAACACAATAATCATTCACTGGTTGATAAGGCGGGACATTATTGCCTCCAATAATTAACATATCCCACATTATTTTATCATTTTCATAAAACTTTTGTATGTTCTCCTTTAATACTTGAGGGTTCTTAAATTCTATATCGTCTTCACAAATAAAAACATATTCATATCCACGTTTTTTTGCGGTTTCCAAACAATGAATATGACTCAATGTACATCCAACAGCCCCGTGTTTTACTTTTATTGCATTAATACGTTCGGCATTGATACCCATTTTATTGAATTGTTGATTCGCGTGTTCTAATCTATCTTTTCTTTCTTCCAAATTAATAAATAATGTGTTTTTAAATAATTCCATTGAGAACCTTTGATAATAATAATATGTAAATTTTATATAATTTTGAATATTTTTAATTATATAAAATAATTGATTACAATTTCTTTAATTTCCTAGTTGTTTTTCCTTTTGGTTTTGGTTTTTTACAAAAAAGTTTTTTTGTTTTCCTTGCACCTCCTCTTCTCATATTGCTTGGCAATACATTGCTCATAATACTACATAATTTTATCATTTGCTCTTTATTTATAGAAATATTTGGGTCATAAATAATTTCACCATTTACAATATCTATCAAACACCCCTCATTTTTATTGTAATCTTTATCTAAAGAAATAGAGTTTTTTATATCTTGTGAGTTTAACTCATTTAAATTAATTTTTTCACGAAAAATATCATCATCAGTATAAGGAATTTCATCATCATTGTCATAACCATATCCAAATCCATCCCCGGAATTATCATTTTGTTTTACATCAGTTTGGTTGGCCAAACATTTTTCATTTGTATAACAGAAAAATTTATTGTCAGCTAATTCTCTCAATAAAGAAGAAGAATCACCATCTCCTTTATTAATATCATATGTTCTACATTGAACATAATTTGTATCATCATATTGATGATTATCTACTGCTCTTCTTACAACAGAAGATTTGTCATCATCATTCATTTCATCCCATTCCTGTGGTTTTGTCAATTCGTCTAATTCATACTCTACATCATCGAGATTTCCTTGAGTAATACTGAATTGAGACCAAAGCTTTGTACTCAAAATAGTATAATATAATCTTGAATAATCTTGTCTGCATTTTGGGGTTGCTCTACCCTGTGACCTACCAATCATTCCATTAAATGTAGCTTTGGCCAATACGTCTAATCTAAGTAATGGGCAAAAAGAAATTGTAATTGTTTCATCGAAATAATTGTTATAGGGAGAATCATAAATATCATTGTATGTTTGTGTGTTATAATCATAATCTGGATATTCTTCTGGATAACTTTCTTGATAATCTTCACCATAACTATCATCAAAATTACCATCGGCATTTATTCCATGATAATAATCATCATGATTCCCTGTAAAATAATCTTTTTTATATGTTGGTGGTTGGTTATTAGCAGTATTCAATACAACATTTGTTGAAATGCTTTCATAAGCTAATACATTGAAAATACTACTGTCTTCCTCTATTTCATTCAAGATGTCTATGGTTCCTTCTTTTGCTTCTGGGTTCCAAAAAACTAATTCAATAATATGGTCACTTTCTCTTGTTCTTTTTCCTTTGTTATTTGTATATTCAATAACAACATTTGTTCTTATGTTTGTATATTTTTTGTTCTTCAACAATGTTATCTGAATTTTACCTGAATTATGAGTCCATTTTAATTTCTCTTTAGAGTTTCTATCACTATCATTGAATTCAACAAATATTGGTTTTCCATCACTACTTCTTCGTTTACTCCAAAATTTATCTGCTTTTTCTTCTAATTCATTGTACATCATATTCAAAAAAATGATTAAATTTTGAATTACTACGTGTGTAATTTCATCTATATCTTTGAAATAATTATTTACTTTGAAAGATATGTCAAAGTCATGACTTCTTGGTGCGTATAATTCTGCATAATAATTTCCTTTTAAACCACTTGATATGAAATTTGTAATATTTCTATATGCTGAACCCCCCAAAAGTACAGCTACTATCATTTTTCTTTTTCTTTCGAATAATTGAACATTATTACCTTGACCGTTACTTCCATGTAAAAAAGAGTATATATTTACATTTTTAGTCAAAAGTGATTTTCTTAAGAATGGTATATTTTGTAAACAAACACATAAAAACCATCCAATTCCTAGATCCCATAAAGTAGAACCATTGTAACCCATCATAATATCTCTAAATATTGATGATTTTGCATCCATTCCAGCATAATTATTATCATCATTAAATCTTGTAGTTTTAATACCATCACTATGAGTTCTTTTTAATTGTCCTATATTTTCAATAATATCATTATCAATTTTCTTTAATTGTAATGGCATCCCAACTTTTTTAGGTTTTCCCATGATTATATTTGTATACTAATTATTTATAAAATAAATTACAAATATTTATATAATATTTATTGACCTTTATCTATAACAACTTCTTTGAGAACATTTCTTAATATTTTATTAGTATCCTTTTCATCTTCTTCTGCAGTAGATGACCCCAGACAACTTAATGAAATTTTGACAAATTCATCATTTTTTGCTGTTGCTACTTCTTTGAAATCAGGATTTTCTTCTTGCCATGCTGGTAATTGTCGTAGATTTTTCTTCGCTACTATTTTCACGATTTGTTTCAATGTAGGTTTTTCAGAATCTTCTTTTTCCCATGCATTTTCATTTTTAATATAAACAGTTTCTCTTTTATAATCTGTGCAATGTAATGGTCTTGAATATATATCAATTTCCTTCAATTTGTTTATTAAAATACGCGATATTCCATTAACATATCCTAATCGGCCGGTTGCTTCAATATCAGATACATTCAATTGTATATTATCAAGAAATTCTTGTATATTTAAAGCATTTTTACATTGTTCATATAAGAAAAAATTCAAATTGAAATTATTCGTCTGATTATTCGTCTGATTTATTACAACAGGTGTTTGTTTGGATATTTCTAATAATTTAGCATTTTGTTCAATTATTTTATTATTTTGGTCCAACATCATTTCACGTTGTTCTATCAACAAATTCTTAAAATCTTGATTTTGTTTGATAATCTCAATTACTGTAGAACTATCTATTTTATAATCATCTTTTGCTTGGATTATCTTTGTATGTTCGGTTTCAATAGATTCGTCGCCCGATAAATCGTTTCCTTCTGAAAAATATTCCATGTTATTTTCCAATTTTTCGAGTGGATGTGTAATAAAATATGTACATTTCTTACGATGATTACATAAACTAGATAAATGTTTGTATTTTTTACCGCATTTACAGTCATAATTCAAATCCTCCCTTTTTTTGTTAGTCGCTATTAGGCATTTATGCTTATCAGTTGTAAGGTGTCTCTCCCAGTGATATTTATAACTGCATTTAAAGTTGCAAATTTTACAGAAAAAAAACTCTCCCTTTTTACTCCCTTTTTTGTTAGTCGTCGTTAGGATTTGGGGAGTACGAGTGGATTTTGGTATAACAATAACATTACTTGGCTGCATAATTACATGTTCAGATTCTTCTAAATGTTTCATTATATTTCCTCCCTTTTTTGTTAGTATATTATGAGAAGATAATATCATGGATTATTAAACATACATAAAATTATGTAAAAAGTTATGCAGCCAAACTGAAATTATTTTTTCGGGTTTTAAAGCATTATCGAGTAAAATGACCTTTTTACAAAACTCCATGCCACCTTTTTGAAATTAGACATTTTAAAAATGTCTAAAAAAAATTTGCGTGGTCATTTCTTTTTTCGACTGTTTTTACATATTATAATATAGAATTATTTAATTTAAATAAATTTATTTAGAATTATTTTAAATAAATATATTGGAAATTATCGATTTATGAAAGCTATTTAGAATTATCTATAAGTAAGTTTTTGTAAAATTAGTGGATTATGAATGTTTGTTAAAATTATGTGTTTCTGAATATTAAATAGAATTATTAGTAAATAATTTTATTTGAAATTATATCGTGCATTATTGTTATTTAGAATTATGCAACCGTTTCAACATTTTCTGTTATATCATTTTTTGATTTCGGTGATTCAATTCTATCAAAATCGAATCTACTTTTAAGTTCTGAAATGTCGTTTGACATAATATTTACTGTTTTTATCAAATCTACAAACATTTCTTTTAACAAATCAATTTCTTTTTTATGCTGATTGAAATGCCCATTAAAATGATTGATAAGATTGATTTCAATATTGTTTTCTTTAAGAATCAGTGGGTCCGTTTGTTTTTTGTTTTCATTGTTTTCATTGATTTCATATTCAATATTATTTTGTTTAGAAATTACTTGTTCAATTGGTGTATTTTGACTATTATTTATTATTGGAGGTGGAGAATATAATTTATATTCCGCCTCACGTTCTAGAATCTGTCTTTTGATTAATTCATCCATATTTGATATTACACTATCTTCTATTTTTTCGCTAAAATCTATTTCATTAGGTGCTTTTTTCTCTAACATATTACCATATTCTCGTTGCCTTTCTTGGAATTGACGATTGAATATTTCAGAACGTTCATCTGGAACAATTGGTGGTGTATATATATTTGTTGAAATATTGGATGGCATATTGGATGGCATATTGGATGGCATATTGGATGGCATATTGGATGGCATATTGGCTTGCATATTTGAATTCCTATTATTATCAATAAATGTATTCACAGTTCGATTATTTCGGTCATACATATAATTATTATCAATTGGTGGCGCTACACGTATATTTTGTATCATATACGACAATGTATCTTTATTTAACTCGTTCAATTGTATTTTGTCTAAATTTCTAGAACTATTCAAATTGTAAAATGATTCAATAATTGATTTGAACCATTTTTGTTTTTGCTCTATAGTTTGATTCGATAACATACTTACTAGATATGGGTTTTTATTTACAATATTCCATAATAATTCTTGATTTTCAGGATGAATATAAAGAGACATTTTTATTGTATAGATATATTTCGATAAATTATATCTATATAGGTTTATAAAACGATTTTCTGATTTGATTTTTTGGTCAAAATTATAATTTTGTATTTTTTGTAGATTTTCTATTTTTTCTAGTCTTTCTATTTTTCTTTGAACTTTTTATTCTTTTACCTCCAGTTTTTATTTCGTTTCTGTTGTGTATTTTTGGAATAATATCAGTAGTATTATTGTATGAAATAAAATATTTATCGATATTTAATTCTTTACCAAAAATATTATCACTCTTGCCTGCTGTATTTACATAATCAAATAGTTCTTTCAAAACATAGTTTGTTTTATCTTGTTCAGTCAATGATGTTATATTATCATTTATAACATGTTTTATATCACCAATATAATTTCCATTTGGTTTATCATAAAAAAATCCTTTACCACTTATTGAATTCGATGGATATATTTTGGTAGTAACTGTAACTTTATTTGACATAATGAAATAGTATCTATATTATTAATATAAAAAATCTTTCATTAGAATATTGATAATTATTCATTGAAATAGATTTTTCTGTATTTATTAACATATTTATCAGGTATTTGCTTATCTTTGAAAAAACGAATCTTTTCAATATAATTCTTGAAAACTTTCCCTTCTGTTTCACCAGTAAGCATTGTAATAATAAAATATAAAGCATACATACCACATTCAGTCGAACCCATTTGATGCTCTACTGGACAATTTTCATATAAATGAATATGCTTTTGAGGATTTCGTTTTATTCCTTGTTCGATTATACGTTTTGCTAATTTTTCGACTTCTATCGGAATTTTATTTCCTGCACTATCTAAATAGAAAATGAATTCATCTTCTAAATCAACAAACATTGAAACCCAATGAGAACCAGAACTATTATGTTTGTCTAAATTGAATACAATACCTAACTTTGTTTTCCCATTTTTCAAATAATTATCTAGTGAAAATGTACATAATTCTTCCCAAACACATTTTCCATTCATTTCTATTGGTCTAGTATCGAAATCTATGGGTGTAGGACCAATCACTTTGAAGTTCTTATACTTTGCTTCATATTGGGCGAGAACCTCGAAAATATCATAGTTAGATAACCATGTATTTGGATTCATTTTCCATTCTTTTGGTTGTTTCGGTGCAAATAACATTTCGTTTATTTTTTTACGTGTAGAATTATCATCAATAACATCTAACCAACAATCTTCTTTTAAACATGTTGTCATTCTTTCTCTTAAATCATTCCAAATTTGTGTTGGTTCATTGGATAATATTGGAGTAGTATTATGATGTTTATTATAAGAATCTTTCAGTTTTATTAAAATAGGGTCAGTCAAACAACTACTTTCTATGGATGTTTTACCTTTTACTGCTGGATTACAGTTCATCTTTTTTATATTTTTGATAGTTTTATTTTTATTTTTAATTTTCTGTTTTTTATTTTTTTTATTCTTTTTTGATTTGTATTTTTGATAATATTTTTTCATTCTTATTTTTATCGTATAAATTATGTTGTGATAATTTTGTATTTTGAAATTCTTATTTTTTGATTCTTGGAATAATACCCATTCCAAAATCTTTCATTTTTGATGGTTTCTTTTTTATAACTTTATGTTTTCCCCAGTATGAATTCATTAAAACTGTATCATCTTTGAAATTTTCATCATCTTCATCATTGTCGTAATCATTATTATCATCTATATTTCCAAATAAAATATCGTCTTGTTCATCATTGTTTGAATTGAAATCATTTGCAGATTCAATTTCTTTCATTTTGAAATATCGTATCAATGTTTTTACATAATGTTCAAAAACTTCATTTACTTCATTTGTAATAGGCTTATTTGGTTCTTCTAATAACTGCATTGTTAATTCCGAAATCGAACGCCTATATTTCGTGATATTGTTTAAATATTCATCTATTTCTCGACGTTTTTTAGGGTCAGTTTTTGATATATATTTATTATATTGAGTTTTATTCATTAATAATTCCAATGTCATCTTATCAATAAGATTATCACTATCGGTGTGTTCCTGGATTTCATTTTCAGATATTTCTGACATCTTTATATTTTGTATATATCATATAAAATATAAATTTTTCATTATAATACTGGAATATATTGAAATAACGAACTATTTTCATATTTTGTTACGCGAAACACTTCACTATAACCTTCTACATAAACGGTATCACCATTATTAATATCATCACAACCATATTCGTTTGTACAACTTCTACCATTAATCTTGATTGGTAACTTTGTATTCAATGACCCACTATTAGAAATTGTATAAAATTGCCATTTATCACGACCAGACATAAGCCTACGACCCATCAATGGTAATATCATATCGTCATTTTGTTTACCATTTCTTGTTAAAATACCAACTTGTTGGAATCCAGTATTCAATCCACGGGTTTCAACGTTAATAGGAATGCCTGGATTCATCATGGGAATTCCGCGAATATCACCAGAATTAGGTGGGTAAAATAATGCATCAGTTTTGACTGGTGGATAATATGGGTCATTAAATGGGTCACGTCGTGCAGAAAGTGAAACTAAAGGTCCTAAATAAGGAGCATCGTTAGGTGGTGAAACAACAACAATTTTTTGTTCATGTATTTCGTTAGGTTTGTTTGATATTTTTACAAAATGTATATAATAAAAATAAATGAATAATACTAAAACTAATACTAAAAAAAACAGAGTCATATTTTCAATGCATATGACTCCGGGAATACATTTTTTCGCCATTTATATAATTATGTTATATTTTATTGTTTTTTAGATTCTAAATGCATTTACTATTGTACTGAGACCCTTAACCATTTCTACAACACCACCTACTGCTAAAGGTAAAATTGGGTCAACTAAATCATTTGCTACACTAGTAGCTTGACCTATAAATACTGTTGGTTTTAATCTTTTACAATTATAACACATGTCACGAACTGATTTTGAAAAATGTATAATATGAAAACCTAGATAAGTAATTGCAAGTCTGTCTAGTTTATCTAAAAACCCCCATATTGTTGTTTCGATTTTTGTTCCTAATTTTGATTTTCCAGAAAATGAATCGATTATCCAGAATAGCAATCTTGGTAATATGTATAATATTTGTCCAATCGCATCTAATATATAATAAAAAATACATGAAAATATATTATTCATTAATTTCATACCACATGTAAAATTTGTAAATGCGAATTCCCATATATATTGTATAAAAATACTTGTATCTATTGCACCATACCAAACACCCTGTGGAAGACCTGTAAATTCACGTTCTACACCATTAAAAATTTGCTCTAATCCTCTACCTACTCTTGGAATTATGTCAAATACTTTACCCATTAAATCAAATATTTTACCCAAATCTTCAATGCCCATTTTTAATTCTAAAATATATCTATATTTTCTTATAAAGATATTTTTCACATTATTCTAGCATTTATAAATTTGATTATTATATAAAATTCAAATTTATATGTCGCTTTAATATTGTTTAGAAAATGATTCTTTTTTGTAATAATCGAATTTATCGATGAAACTTTCAGCTTTTTGTAATAAAGGCTCCATCTTTTTAACACCATCTAATATTTCTTGTTGAACAACTTTGAATTTTGGATATTCTTCTTTCAAATTTTCATATTGTTCGTCGATTGTTTTTGACTTATCAGAAGAACCTTCTTTATCATTCTTTTTCTTTTTATCTTTTTTTTCTTCATCCTCACTAACATCGCTCATTTTTTGTTTATCTTCACTCTTGTCTTCGGATTTATCCATATTTTCATTTCCTTCAAATCCTTCATTCATTTTAATTCCGTATTTCAAAATATTTGTTATAACTAAAGCTAATACAAAAACTACAATCATATTTTTATTAAAAAATGTTGTTAATAAACCTACTAATAAAAGTGTAACTAGTGATGCAATGTCATTTGAACCAACAAAATAAACGATTTCTATAATAACAAGAAGTAAAAAGAAATATAATACAAAACGATTATGTAGTACAGGACTAAAATTATAATTGAATTTCAACAGTTTGTTCATTTTCAAAGAAGCAAATTTTGACATTTTTTATTAATTTACTATAATGTATATTACGAAAATATATGAAATAAATTATTATATTTCATTATTTTCGAATTCTTCCATATTATCATATTTCATTTCTTCCTCAATATCTTCTTTTGTTAAAAAATTCGATGGTATATCACCACCATAAATATCGAGAACTTCTTTTACTACATTTTCTCTTTGTATATCACTGCGTTGAAATTCGAAACTACTTATGCTTGATGAACGTCTTCCACGAAATTTACTTAAAAAATCTTCAAGCCCGTTTAATTCATTGATACGGTCATATTGTTCTAAATCTCCTGTAATTACTAATCGACTATTTTCACCTAAACGTGTCATCAACATTTTCATTTGGGATACAGTCGAGTTTTGCATTTCATCTGCAACTACCCAGCAGTTTTTGAAAGTTCTACCACGCATATATCCTAACGGTGCAATTTCGATTATTTTGTCTTCCATTAATGCCGAAACCTCTTTTGGTGTTATAAAATTATATAAAACATCGTAAATAGGTCTAACCCATGGTGCCATTTTTTCTTCCAAAGTTCCTGGTAGAAAACCTAGTTCTTCATCGACTGAAACAGATGGTCTTGTAAATATTAGTTTTTCATATGTTCCAGTCAAGAAATATTTAACACCAAATTCTGTTGCGAAAAGAGTTTTTCCAGTTCCTGCTGGACCCGTAGCAACAACTATTTTTTTCCCTTTTTGTTTTAATAATTTAACATATTCTTCTTGGTTATCATTTTTCGGTTTTGTAAATTTGGCATCAAAACTATTGCGCTCTGTTTGTGATAAATATTGGAAATTTTCGTATAATTTACGTTGTTTCAGTGCGGACTTTTCTTGTTCTCGTTCAAATTCGGCATAATATTCACTCATTATTTCTTTTTCATTTTGTTTCCTAGGTTTACGAGTGCGTTTCTTGGGTTCCTTTGTTTCAACACCTAGAGTATTTGCGAGTTCATTATCCGAATTTTGTTTCATCGTCCTTTTTATAATACTAAATGATATTAATCCCTGATTATAAAATTTATTCTATTTATCATTGATTTTATCCAAAAATTAATTTATCAACAGTTGTTCGCACACAAAACAAACGATGTATAAAAATTCCGAATAAGAAGAATACTGCTAAAGAAGGCCAGAATGGATACTTTGTAAAATACGTAAATATTAAAACTGCTAATATAGTCATTAATACATCTACAATAGCGAATCCTAAAAAACGATAACTATGTGCTCCAGTATTTGGTTTTCCAAATATATCTTTGTATTTGCAAAATGGATTGTTCATACTATTCAGAAATATATAATAGTTATTGAGAACATTTTTACACATTTAGACATTTAAATCGCCAATTATTCAATTTACAAAAGGAGGGTAATTTATATAAATTTCATCCCTTTCTGTATTTTTCATATCTAAGTTATTTGGTATTAATTCTTTATTTAATTCAGCAGGGTTTGTAAAATATTTTTTATGTAAGTATGTACATTCAAAAACATTTGGAATAATAACTTCATTATGATTTCTAGTACCACAACAATTATTTCCGTGGAAGTGAATTAAATAGTGATTTTTATTTATTTTATCAAATACATCTATTTCTTCATTATTGAACGGAAAATGAAATTCCATTACGATTTGTTCAAATTTATTCATTTGTTCATCACTTAAACTTTTAATCCAAGGTATTTCACCTCCTTCTATATCCATCTTTACAAAAATACGCTCATTTACGTCTATAATATCGTGTAAATTTGTATTTTGGTTATCATTACTAAACCCAATATTTTTCTTGATAAATGTAATCTTACTGATTTCTTTTGGTAGTTCATTTATTGTTCCGTCAAAAGCATATGCGTTATTTACTGTGTATTTATTTATAAAATCTTCTTCAAAAGAAATATCATTTCCTATACCAGCTGCAAGTAATGTTGTATATTTTACATTAGGTATTTCAGCAATAATATAGCCACCATCATAATCTTTTCCTAGTCTTTTCTTTTCAAAAGGGGATTTAAAAACTGTTAAAACAGAAGGATTCATATATATATATAAAATAACTTGTTTTTTTATATTGAATTATAATAAATTAATAATTGACATTTTAAATGTTTAAAGGTGTAAGTATAATTTCTGTTCAAAAATTGCGTTTTTGTGATTGAAAACTGTGTTCTAATAAAATAATGAGGTTATATGCAGTGCGTTTGAATTGAATCAAAAATATTTTATTACGTTATTATCGTATAAAATATTTTATTGAAAGAAGATAAAATCTACTCAATATATTATTTAGGCAAAATGTCTGAAACAGCAGTTACTCCTTTTGTAGAACCAATTCTAAAACCAGACGATAGTCGTCATGTTATGTTTCCGATAAAATACAATGATATTTGGGATATGTATAAGCGTGCAGTGGATTGTTTTTGGGTAGCACAAGAAGTTGATTTATCAAAAGATTTGAATGATTGGGATAAATTATCAGAAGATGAAAAAAAATTCGTATCTATGGTTCTTGCATTTTTCGCAGCATCCGATGGTGTTGTTATGGAAAATTTAGGTGCAAGATTTATGAATGAAGTTCAAGTATCCGAAGCACGTGCGTTTTATGGATTCCAAATAGCAATGGAAAATATACATAGTGAGGTTTATAGTTTATTGATTGATACATATATCAGAGATGGAGTAGAGAAGGATAGATTATTCAATGCTGTTCAACATTTCCCTTGTATCTCAAAAAAAGCGGACTGGGGTAAAAAATATATCTCCGATAAAAGAAGTAGTTTCGCAACACGTTTGGTAGCATTTAGTGCAGTCGAAGGAATATTATTTTCATCGAGTTTTTGCTGTATTTATTGGTTGAAAAAAAGAGGTTTATTACCAGGATTAACATTTTCAAATGAATTAATTTCTCGTGATGAGGCTTTACATACTGAATTTGCTATTCTACTTTATTCAAAATTACAGAAAAAATTACCAAAGAAACGTATTCATGAAATAATCAAAGAAGCAGTAGAAATCGAAAAAGAATTTATAACAGAAGCGATACCATGTAGATTAATCGGAATGAATGCAAAATTGATGTGTCAATATATTGAATTTGTTGGAGACCGTTTGTCTGTACAGTTAGGATATGATAAAATATATAATTCATCAAATCCTTTTGATTTCATGGAATTAATAAGTATTGAATCAAAAGTCAATTTCTTTGAGAGAACTAATGCCGAATATGCATTAGCAAATAAGACAGTTGATGCTGATGTATTTGATTTCAATGCTGTTTTTTAATGTTCAAGTATATTTTTTACAATATTTTTGTTAGTATATTATATTGTAATTAAAAAATTTATATAAAAAATTGATACATATAAAGAGAATTTCCTCGTATATATATATAAGAAACCCTAAATGAAAACAACAGAACAATTTACATTAGAAGCAAAAAAAATACATGGAGATAAATATGATTATTCAAAAGTTGAATATATAAATGCAAAAACAAAAGTAATAATTATTTGTAAAACGCATGGAGATTTTTTACAAAACCCAACCGGTCATTTATCTGGTAAAATATGTAAAAAATGTTCTTGTGAAAATAGAAAATATACAACCGAAGAAATTATATTAGAAGCAAAAAAAATACATGGAGATAAATACGATTATTCAAAAGTTGAATATACTGGTGCAACCGGTAAAATAATTATTAATTGTAAACAACATGGAGATTTTTTACAACAAGCAAATTTACATATAATGGGAAGTGGATGTGCACAATGTTTTAGAAATAATAGTTCTATTTTACAAAGAAGTAATAATGAAGAATTCATAAAAAAAGCAAAAATAAAACACGGAGATAAATATAATTATTCAAAAGTAGAATATATTAATTCGTTAAAAAAAGTAATTATCATATGCAAAGTCCATGGAGAGTTCTTACAAAGTCCTGCTAAACATTTGAGAGGTGGATGTAAATTATGTGGTATATTAATGCAAACAAATAAACGAAGTAGCAACACAGAAAGATTTATTGAAAAAGCGAAAGAAAAACATGGAGATAAATATAATTATTCAAAAGTAGAATATATTAATTCGTTAAAAAAAGTAATTATTATATGTAAAACACATGGAGAATTTTTACAAGTAGCAGGAAGTCATTTACAAGGACATGAATGTAAAATATGTTCTACTAATATAAATGCTAACAAACAAAGAAGTAACAATGAAGAATTTATAGAAAAAGCGAAAGAAAAACATGGAGATAAATACGATTATTCAAACGTTGAATATATAAATTGCAATGAAAAGGTAATTATTATATGTAAAGAGCACGGAAAGTTTTTTCAAACACCACAAAATCATCTAAATGGGGGGTGTAAAAAATGTGCAATTCTACTAATATCAAATAAACAAACGAGCAATAAAGAACAATTTTTAGAAAAAGCGAAAGAAAAACATGGAGATAAATACGATTATTCAAACCTAGAATATTTAAAGGATAGAAGTAAAGTAGTTATAACTTGTAAAGTTCATGGAGATTTTGAACAAACTGCACGTGACCATTTATCTGGGTATGGTTGTTCAAAATGTGGTAAAGTTTATAGAAAAAATACAAATGAATACATTGAAGATGCAAAAAAAGTTCATGGAGATAAATATGATTATTCAAAAACAATATTCAAACGAGCAAAAGATAAAATTATTGTTACTTGTAAAAAACATGGTGATTTTGAACAAGAAGCGTATTGTCATTCAATTGGTATAGGTTGTCCAAAGTGTTCAATTCACAAAAAATATTCAAACCTTCAAATTAAATGGTTAGAACTTTTATCAAAACTTAAAAATATTCAAATTGAACATGCAGAAAACATTGGTGAGTTTTCAATACCAAATACAAGATATAAAGCTGATGGTTATTGTAAAGAAACAAATACTATTTATGAATTTCATGGAACAATATATCATGGAGACCCAAGACATTGTAATCCAATAGATTGTAATTATCTTGGTAAAAATTATGGTGAATTATATGAGAGAACAATACAACGAGAAAATATTATTAGAGAATTGGGTTATAATTTAGTTGTTATCTGGGAATACGATTGGAACAAAATAAATAATTCTATTAGAATTCTACAAAAAAAATTTCGGTCTACTCATTAATATGTTTTTGAGATATAATGGACGTTTTTAATGTGCAAATGTGTATAAATTATAATATACAAATTTTATCATATTATTTATCATTATAAATATTCAATGAACGGGCACTAGCATCATTTGCCTCGACATATTTTGGCATCCAAAAATATGGTATTATATTCCCACAACCATTATAATGACTTTCAAAAATTTTACGATAATAATATTGTTCGGATGTTTTCGGAAACAAATCTGTTTCAGTATCATTGTTTTTATCAATGTTCAATTTAATTTGCGAAATACGTTGATAGACATTTTGTTTATCATTAGAAATATCCAAATAATCGAATTCCTTTCGTTCATTTTCATCAAATTGTTTATTAGTATATTCTTGTATAATCTCATAAAGAGACCTAGATTGTTTTGAGACACCATCACTGAATGCCTCTTTCTTACGCCATAATATTTCTTTTGGTAATATTGGGTTTCCTTCTAGATTGGTAATATTTTCTTCTGAAAATGCTTGACGTATCAAATATTTTTCTTGAGAATTTGTATCGCCATGAAATCGTATAGATGGAGGTATTGACATAAAATATTGAATCCATGTTCTATCTAGAAACGGCGTTCTTGGTTCTAATCCATGGCTTGAAATACATTTATCTGAACGAAGAACATCAAACGCATGAATATCTTTCAATAAACGACGACACTCTTTATCGAATTCAATTGCATCATTCGCATATTTCATATATAAATAACCACCTGCTAATTCATCAGAACCATCCCCATTGAATATAACTTTGGCTTTACTATTTTTCGAAATATATTTTCCTAAAAGCCAATTACCAATACTAGCACGAACCGTTGTAGTATCATAACTTTCAATTGCATAAATTACATCTGGTATAGCATCCAAGAATTCTTTTTCTGTCAATATAATTTCGGTATGTTTTGTTCCCAAATAATCAGCGACGATTTTTGCATATTTTAAATCTTCTGATTCGGCTAATCCAATACTGTATGTTTCTAATTTCGGCAAATTATGTTTTTTATGATATTCATTTACAAGCGCAGTAATTAAACTACTATCTAATCCACCTGATAATAAACAAGCGATAGGACGTTCTGTTGTAATACAACGTTTTTCTACTGCACATGTAAGATAAAAACTAATATTATCCAAAATTGAATTATAATCCATTTTTTCAGAAAACATATTAGTATGAAATCCAATTTTATGATATGATTTATCATCGACTAATTTCCAGGAGGAACACGCTGTGTATTTCAATTCATATGTTTGATATCTACCAGGATGAAAATGACTTATAGTATAATTTTTTTTATTATAAATATCTTGTTTGTATTTTTGTGTTTTTGATGCTTCGTATCGTGTTTTTTCCATTTCATTTAATGTTTTTTTGAATTCAGTCAATACTTTCATTTCACTGGCAAAACAAAATGTATCATACAAGTCATGTTCTTCAGTCAAAAAATCAGGTTTTAATATGTAGAGTGGTCTTACACCATATGGGTCTCTAGCAACAATAACTTTCGAGTTTTTGTTACTTAAACGATAATCAATTAAAACAAATGAAAAAACACCATCTAGCATTTGTAATGTTTGTTCAATATCATATTTTTTATATAGATGAATAATTACTTCACAATCTGAATCGGTGGTTGGTTTAATATTCATCAATTTGTATAATTCTTTATAATTATAAATTTCACCGTTACATATTAATCCAATATCACCAATCACAATAGGTTGATTTGATTTGTCATTCAATCCATTAATTGCTAATCTATGAAACCCAAACTGTGCTTTTATCATTACAGATTTCAGAATAGTTGATTCGGGACCACGACCTTTTCCTTTATCAAATTCAGTTTGAATCATAGTACTATTGAAATCGTTTATATTATTTAATATTGCTAATATTCCACACATTATATTAAATTACCGATTTTGAATTATAATAATTTAATAAATTTGATTAAATTAAATATTGTATTATCTTTAAGCGTGTTTCATAATTAGAAAAAATGTATCAACATATAAATATAGTGAGCATAACATAATATGTCGAAACCAGAATCTTTAGAAAATAATGGAGTAGATATTTTATATAATAAAGATATTACAACATGTTCTAGTAAATTTATTAGTGATGATTCCAAAGAAATTGTACCAATAATGATTAAAAAAAAAGAAGAAAAAAAATCGAGTTATTTTGTTTTTGTAGATGACAAAGAAACGGATTCTGATTCAGAATCAGAATTGAAAACCCAACCAGAAATTACAACAAAATATGAAAATATTAACTTATTAAACAACTCTGATAAGTCTGATAAAATAGTTAATATGGACTATCTAACACAATTTTATGTAGGTTCATTGACAGTTGTTGGGTTATATGTATTTTATCGTTTATTGAAAAAAGCGAATTGAAATATATAAATAATTTTATTTGAAATTATGAAATTATTTATAGCTTGTATCTTTTATAAATTTCCAAAGCAGTCAATGCACCGAAAATTTGTGCCAAACAATATGGAACAAGGTCACCAGTTGGTAATTTACCAATGGAAGCCATTACTATAGTAACAGCAGGATTAATATAGCCTCCAGAAATATTAGCTGTTAATAAAATGATTAATGCTAATGATGCACCAATTGCTAATGGATTTCCGGTTGCTAAAATTACATAAATGAAAAATGCAGTTCCTAAAAATTCTACTAAATAATTATACATTTTGTATTTTTACTATATGTTATTGAACGAAAAAATATTTGAGTTAATTAATGATAAAGAACCTGCATGTTGATACGATTGACGCTAAAATTATTATTTTCACAATATTGAAAATATCTAACGGCGTCTTACTGCTAATCTTGGTGCATAAGAAGCATGACTAGTATCTCCACCATTTTTTAAATCATTATAATTTCTGTTCATTGCTTGTTGTTTTCGGAATTTAGTATAGTCAGATGAATCAGCAACAAAACGAACATTACAACTTGATGGTGGAACATTTGTTCCATCACACATATTAGGAATTGAACCTATTGCACTTTTACGACCAGGTTTGTCAGCATTGACTTGATTTGGACCACCACATGAATAACCAAATCTTGATAAAAAATCACCGGAATTATTTACAGCGCGAAATGGTGTAGTAATACGTGTTTTATTATTATATGTTCCATTAGCATATTGTGTATTCCATGATTTTGAAAGAACACGACGAGCCATGACATTCTCACTATCTTTGAAATTACCTAATGTTTGTTGTGGTGAAAACCCTTGAAATGGACCACCTAAATTAGCAGTACTTGTTTGCATTGAAACAATGAAAGGTACATTATATGGAGTTCCTATAAATGACATCTTGGTTTATTGATATATTATAAGAGAATATTTTTTATAATCAATAATATATATAGATAATACCTTTAATATTTTATTGTTATGGAAGAAATATCGAATAATGTCGAGAACAATGATAATATAAATAGTTTAGAAACACTAATAAATGATGAAAAAATTATTTCATTTGACCCTACGTGTATTCGTAAGAAATCAAATTGGAGTAAATCATCCAATATTTATAAATTTGATGATGAAAATTTTGATTCGGAAAAATTACTAAATGATATCCCAGAACATTCGCCAAAATTAGATATATTACTTAAAAAAATAGAAGATTTGGACAAAAAAGATATGAAAAAATATGGTAAATTATTCAAACACTTCATTTTTTCTGATATTAAATATGGTAATTATGGAAGTAGATTAATCGCTAGTGCTTTTATTGCAAAAGGAATGACTTTGGGTTATAACGCAAAATTAAAGGCAGGTTCTCGAAATGTTCAAAAAAAATCGGAATCAGAAGTAAAAACTGTTAGAGAGGAATCAGATTCCGACTCCAATACTGATTCGGATTCTGATATTGAACAAAAAGGAGGTGAGAACCCAGAGAAAAAACAAAAACGTTATAATAAATTGGAATTACTAAATGACGATGAACTTCTGAAAAAAAAGAAAGACTCAAAAATGGAGAACTTTTATTTATTAAGTTCGGTATCAGTTTATGACCAAAATATAACAACAAAAGATAAAAAAGAAATTCTACGTAGATTTAATCAACGACCTGAAAATATAAATGGAGAACTTGTTCGGTTTATCGTTATGGATAGTGGGTTCAAAGAAGGAATCGATTTATTTGATATAAAATATATTCATATTTTTGAACCATCTGTTGTTCCATCAGACCAAAAACAAGTAATCGGCCGTGGAACCCGAACATGTGGCCAAAAAGGACTAGAATTTCATCCAAACCGTGGTTGGCCATTATATGTATATGTTTATGATTTATCAATTCCTGAATCATTACAAAAGAGTTTTCTAGGTGCTAAAAGCACTATGGAATTGTATTTGAAAACAATGAATATTGATATTCGACAATATCATTTTGCACATGATTTGGAGAAAACCACGGTTCTCGGTTCGGTAGATTATGATTTGAATAAAAATATTCATACATTTGCTATTCCTAATGACGAAGATGAAGAAGAAATATTACCACCCGATTCTGAATTTGTATATGATGGAGGTAATCCATCTGATGTTATGCTACCAATACATAAAATAGGTGGAGGACCAAAACGTCGTTTGAATATACGCGAAGACCGGCCTAAAATTATTATTCCAGAACCAATTTTGATAGAAACACCTCGTATGAATTACGAACAAACACGTTCTCATATTCAAACAAATTTTGGTGAATTTTCATGGGAAAATGTCAAAATGGAGAACCTTTGTGTAGATAATCAAAAAGGAGGTCGTTCTGGTGAAATTATGAATTATACACCAACTCAAGATTTCATTCGACATTATTTTACACCAATGAATCCACAGAAAGGCCTTTTGTTATGGCATTCAACTGGTTCTGGCAAAACATGTAGTGCGATTGCTGCTGCAACAAGTACATTTGAAAAACAAGGTTATACTATTTTATGGGTTACAAGAACAACGTTGAAAAACGATATTTGGAAAAATATGTTTGACCAGGTATGTAATGAGAACATTAGTAATCAAATACAACATTCTGGTTTGAAAATTCCAGATGAGCAATCAAAACGAATGCGTTTATTATCAAAATCATGGAAAATTCGTCCTATGTCATATAAACAATTCAGTAATTTAGTATCAAAACAAAACGCATTTTATAAATCTTTGGTAAAAATCAATGGTGAGGCCGACCCATTGAGAAAAACATTGTTGATTATTGATGAAGCACATAAATTATATGGAGGAACTGATTTATCCACTATTGAAAAACCAGATATGAATGCATTACATCAATCCTTGATGAATTCTTACCAGATTTCTGGAAGAGATTCTGTCAAATTATTATTGATGACAGCAACACCAATAACCCAGAATCCAATGGAATTAATACAATTATTGAATCTTTTTCGTCAGAATGGAGAACAATTACCAACGGATTTTGGCGATTTTTCCAATGAATATTTGAATGAAATTGGTGAATTTACAGAGGAAGGTAGATATAAATACCTGGATGATATTGCTGGTTATGTAAGTTATTTGAATCGTGAAAAAGATGCACGGCAATTTGCACAACCACAAATTGAACAAATTGAAGTACCGATAACGAATGATTTGGAAAATGCAAAACGTTTTGATAAAAAAATAGTTCGTAATTTGATGGAATCTGATGTTTCTGATTTGAAAAAACAGGTACAAGAACAGTCCAATGAAATTGACGAAGAATTGAAAGATTTGGACCCTAATAAATTTATGTTTTTGAAGAAAGAAATTTGTGGCGATTTAGAAGACAAACCATTGAAACAATGTGAAAAAATAGTAAAATCGAATATCAAAAAATTAGTACAAGAAGCAAAAGCGGAAGTCGAAAAAATACGAGATGTTGTAAAACAATTGAAAACAGAAATCAAGAATCGTAATATTCTTAAGAAAACAGCATATGAAAATATCAAAGAAAATGTCGAAAATTACCAAGACGAATATCAAAAATATAAAGGTTCGGTTCTCTATTCATTGAAAAAGAAATGTGCAATTCGTATTACAGGAGATGAACCTTTAAAAGAAAAAATTAAGGAACATCCAGCGATACTGCAAATGGATAAGAAAATAAATGAATATAATGTCCGTATTCAAGAATTACAACAACGATTAAAGAATGATATGATTAATTATAAAAAACGAATCGATTATTTGAAAGGTATTTTGAAAGAAGATTTAAGTGAATTAGAAAAAAGTGTCATAAAACTTACTATTCGTGATGAGCAAAAAACATTCCGTAGATTAGATAAAATCAAGAAACGAGAAACTTTGAAAGCACAGAACGCTTTTAATAAAGAAATAAAAAATATTGAAAAATCAAGAAAACAGAAATATATGAAAATTAGAAAAACAGTTAAAAACCAAATAAAAGATGAAAAAAAAAATCAAAGACAAATTGAACGTGCTGAAAAAAAATTACGAAAAACAATGAGAAAACAAGGTGAAATACAAGAAGAAATTAATAATGATTTATTGAAAAATTTATTAAATAAATATAGAGGAAAAATAACAGAGGATTTAGTAGATTTGGATGAAAAAATAATTCAAGACGAACAAGAAGAAGAGCAAACGCGTATTATGAAAGAAAATCAAAAAAGAGAAAAACAAGAACGAAAAGAGCGTGAGCGTGAAGAAAAACAAAGACAAAGAGAAATAGAAAGACAAGAAAAATTAAGAGTGCGAGAACAGCGAAAAATACAAAAAGAAGAAAACCGTAAAACACGAAAGGAACAAAAAGAACAAAAAGAAGCAAATCGTAAAACGAAGAAAAATCAAGATAAATAAAATATAGAACGCCCTTATTTTTAGGAGTTCAATACATAATAAACTATATATCTATAATATAGTATATTATGTCGTATTTCGAACCAACCAAAAATATTGCATACAATAATAAAATAATATATGATTTTTTCAAGACATCGATTAATAAAAATGAAATACAAAGTCCTGCTACAAATTCATCAATGAATTATTTCAAAGTGCCATATGTAAATAATAGTTCAAATCCGAATTTTTATTATACAAATAATGGAACCACAACCAGTTATACAATAAAAAACATATACATATATGGTTTAATTCATAATAATGTAACAGGAATTACAGATAGTAATAAAAATATAGTAGGTGAATTAGTAGTGGAATTGAATTCTACTTCAGGTAAATCTTACGCATGTTTTTTATTACAAAAAACACCAATTTATGTTGCTTCAATAACTGGAGATGTCGATTTTTTATTGAAATTACAAAACAATACTGATGTTTTAGCAATGGATTTTACATTGAATAGCTATATTAATAACCAAGACAGTGTTATTCAATATGATTCTAATAATTCTTCTGTTTTTATTTTTACAGTACCTATTAATATAAATGATGATTCTATAAAAAGTATAGAAAATTATGGTATAACAACTACCCTCTTTTCAGCGAAAGCACCAACTAATTATTCAGTGATTCAATCAAATAATGTTTCTTTAAAAATGGATGACCAAATTTATATTGATTGTAATCCTACAGGAGAATCAGATGAAACTATAAAGACTTATAATTTACCAATTAATAGTGAACTGAGTGAAGAAAAACAAGAAATGGATTATATGAAAACCTGTGTCAATTTTGCAATTTTTACGATTTTATTAGTTGTAGCTTATTTTTTGGTACCAATTTTTTATAAATTTATGGTTATTGATAAAATTATTTATTTAGTTAATAAAGGTAATTATGATATCGAAACGGATGGTGGAAATAATGTTTTAACACGTATCCGTACAATTGATGTTTTCATAGGATTATTTTTTTTAATAACAGGGTCTATTTTATTTACAATTGGAATGACAACGAATAGTAGTTCATCGAATTATGGGTTTTTATTTGTCTTGGTCTTTTATATTTTATCAGCATCATTAGTTATTAATAATAAAACACAAGAGCCATTTATGACTTCTTATTATAATAACTTACCAAAAACATATCTATACGATAAAGGAGTTGATAGATTAACAAATTTTGATGATTTTTGGTTATTTATAGGGAAGGTTTTAAAATATACTTTTTTAACAATAGGACCACAAATATTAGTTTCTGATATATTCTTATTTTTGGCATTATTTATGTTAATGCTATTTGGCCAGATAACTTCAAAATGGTTTATAATATTTTTATCAATAGGATGTTTATTTTTCTTACCAATTCTTGTTACGTTATTATCATTAATTAATATAGGGGTTAGTAGGTCGAACAAAATTTCGCCAGCGCCATAATATTTACGAATAATTTTATATAATATTATCTAAATTATATAAAATACAAGTAATAAAAGGAATTTATGAAATTATTTACTAGTCTAATACATTGATGCACCATCGATGTTTTCAGCAACTGGTTTGAATGAACTAGCAGTATATTTTACAGGGTCACTATGTCCAATAGGAGCCATTTTTTGAACCATTTCTTCTTCTAATGTTTCAGATTTTGGTGGATTCATTGCTTGTAATTGCATATCTTTTTTCACTTGTGATGGGGTATATTGAACATATGAAGAAGTTCCAATAATTTGGGCACTACGTCTTAATACTTCATATGCAACGAAAACATAAATAATTGCTAAAATTGGATTAGAATAAAAGAATAAAGAAACAGTGATAATGAAAATAGTTAACATACCTAAAGGTGATTCAATTGGGCCTTTCATAAATTCAGGTGTATTAATCGGTAATACTAAATAAGTGACAAAAATAATCAAAAATATTATTTCTACAGGAGATAATGATTTTATTACTTGTGGTAATTTCATCTTAATATATATTATTTTTATATATTAAAATATGTTAAAAATTATTAAAATATGTTTTCGTAGTAATTCATAAAATTGAATTTTACTAAAATATATAAAATTATGTATATACCAACAAATGAGTGCTATGAATCGTTTCAAATATAAAAAAAATTTGAATAAAAAATCAACATCACCTAAAAATAAAATTTTTGTATTAGATGATGAATATCGTCAAAAAGTACGTAGCGAATCTTATTTGGGTAAAAAAGGATATACTATACCGAAATCCATTTTACAAAAAGAAGATGAAGAATTTTTGAAACGAGATTTGTTTGTCAAACCTGTTATTTTTGGCGTTGGTGGTGATGTCGGAAGTAATGCATTTCCTGTTTATCGTGAAAATACACAAAAAATATATTTACCTCGTTTTTATGGTATTCAACGTTACGGATTACCAGATAAATCTGAAATTGGTATTGGCGATGATATTCAGTTAGAGTTTGCTAAACCATTACGCGATTATCAAGAAGAAATTATCAAGGTTTATACTGATTATGTGAATTCACCAGTTTGTGTTGATTCAGAAAAAAAAGGAAATGGTGGAATATTGGAGGTTCGTTGTGGTGCAGGCAAAACCGTTATGGCTTTGAAGATTATTTCTCTTTTAAAAAAGAAGACACTAATCATTGTTCATAAAGAATTTCTTATGAATCAATGGATAGAAAGAATCAATGAATTTCTACCTGGCGCAAAAATTGGTAAAATACAAGGGCCATTATTAGAAATAGAAGGAAATGATATTGTCATTGGAATGATACAGACACTCTATGATAAAGAATATCCAGCTGATACATTTTCGAGTTTTGGATTGACGATAATCGATGAAGTTCATCGTATAGGTAGTGAACAGTTTTCCAAAACATTGTTCAAAACGATTACACCATATATGTTGGGTATCTCTGCAACAGTTGATAGAAAAGACCAATTAACAAAAGTATTATATATGTTCATTGGTGAAAAAATATATAGTAAAAAAGAAGATTCGGATGACCCTGTTACTGTTCGTGCAATTAATTATATTGCGAATGATAATGATTTCAATGAAGTAGAATATGATTTTCGTGGTAATACAAAATATAGTACAATGATTACAAAATTATGCGAATTTGGGCCACGTAGTGACTTTATTGTCAAAGTTATCAATGACCTTATTATAGAAAATAATGAAAAACAAATCATGATTTTATGTCATAATCGTTCTCTTTTATCATATTTATACAATGCAATAAAATATCGTGGTTTTGCTACTGTTGGATTTTATGTTGGTGGTATGAAACAGAAAGATTTACAAGAAACCGAAGAACAACAAATTGTACTAGCCACATATGCAATGGCAGCAGAAGCACTTGATATAAAAACATTATCTACGCTAGTTATGGTAACTCCAAAAACAGATATTACTCAATCTGTTGGGAGAATTCTACGTGCGAAACATGAAAATCCAGTAATCGTTGATATTGTCGATAAACATGATTTATTCAAAAAGCAATGGCTGCAAAGAAAGCGTTTTTATAAAAAATGTAATTATCGTATTCGTGAAATAGATTGTCATCAATATAAAGGAATGAAAATCGATTGGTTTAAAGATAAAGATTGGAAATTAGTATTTGAACCGAATAAAAAATGTAATGCTGATGTAAATGAAATAAATGGAATCAATGAACCAAGTGGTTCAGAAGATGAAATAAGTGATAATGATTCGAAATTGAAAACTTCGAATAATAGTAACAATGGCAAATGTTTAATTGATGTATCAATGTTTGATGTTTGATAAAAATTATTAGAAAAAATTGATTATAAAGATGATAGAATATTTTTTATGAAAACAGAATGAATAATCCAATAAATGCATATGAACCTTATAAATTGAAAGAAATTATCGACCCTAGAAGATTAAATTGGCATCAAATTATCAGATATGAAAATACTATACCATTTATTGAAAAATACATAGAATTCGTGAAAGATGATTTTTGTTTCAAACAATTATCAAAGAATCCATTTGCTGTCGAAATGTTGTCAAAACATGTTGATAAGATAAAATGGAATGAATTTGTGACAAATCCAAACGCAATTCACATAGTAGATAAACATTTCGATTTATGTTTTCAATCATTGAATTTACAAGGTAAACGTGAATTATTGAAACACCCTAATTTTGTTCATATTCTGAAAAAAAATCAGCAAAAAATAGTAGATGAACAATTATTTATTGATTGTTTGCCTGAAATAATAGAAATAAAAAACCCTCAATATGTTGAATTGCTTGAAAAATATTGGAGAAAATATCCAGAAAAAATAAAGGAAGTACAGAATACTCCTTTATCTTGTTTTTGGCTTAATTTATGTGAAAATCCATATGCAATACATTTGATAGAAGAAAATCTAGATAAAATACCAGATAGATACTGGGTTACATTAGCGACAAATAAAAATGCCATTCATTTATTAGAAAAAATTATAGATAATTTGAATCTTGATCAAGACAATTCAAATTATAAGCGTAAATATGCTTTTTGGAATAGTTTATCAGAAAATCCAAATGCGATTCCCTTGTTAGAAAAAAATTTTAAGAAAATAAGTTGGCATAATTTATGGAAAAATATCAATGCTATCAAAATATACGAAAAATATCCAGACAAAGACATCAATAATTGCATTTGCAATGTGACTATTTATCTTTCCAATATAGATTATAAAAACCTATCATTTGATATGCCTATATTTGAATTAGATTACGAAACTATTGAAAAACGATGTAACATTTACAAAGAAGAATTAATGCAAGTTGCATTACATCCATCTAGAATAGAGCGATACATACAGATGGGAATATCAGTTCATGAATTAGATAAATATATATAATTTTTAGACAATTTCTGATTTAAAACGCCCATTAATTATGTTTTATATCAAAATAAATCCCTTCGTCTTGTTCCTCTTTGGAACTAATCATAATATATTTATCATTTTTTTCAAAATTTTCTTCTTTGTATTTTTTTATTCTTTTACAATCATAATGTTTATTTAGAGGTGCTTTTAATTTCATAATATATGGATTTTGTTTCAATAAATCACACTCAAAAATGTAAAATATATCATATTTGTTGTTTACACTTAATATTCTTTTAGCATCACTTCCAGTTGTAGAATAAGCAATCCACCCATGGTCTTTGCTTTCAAATAATACTATATGTTTTTTTAGCATTATACTAAATTGATAATTTGTATATTTTTATATCATTTTCGTTAATTCAATGGGCATAATGAATTAACGAAAATGTGTGATTAACGTTTATTTTTTTTGGTTTTATTATTTTTATTATTTTTTCGTTTGTTTGTATGTCGCGTTGTCATTGTTTTGTATTTTTTGAAACCACCCTTTTTTTTTGAAACCTTCTTTGTTTTTTTTGGTAAAAATTTACCATCTAAAAATGCAGAAGTATATCTTTCTATATCTTCGGGCAAAGCAGAAAGAGTTTGTTTTAAGGCTTGTCTTTGTAATGATGCATTTATTATCTCTTCTTTACGTGGTTTGAAGAACTCGGTATTTAACGTACTTTTTCCAAACTCTCCTTGTTGTCCATTATATAATAACTCATCATTTCCTTTTCTAATATTACTTACTCTAAAAAGTGGAGTACTGTTTTTATTATGTATAAATTCACCTTCTTGTTTCTTATTTGGAAGATATATATCTCCTAAATAGTATTTTTGCCCTTCAACCAGTTCATCACGAGTAACTTTTTTCATTTTATATAATATAAATATATTATATCTAATCTATCATATTTTGAAATGCTTATTTCAAATTATTGTTACTGTAATACATAGTGTCTTACTTGACCCTTTCTTTAGTTTGCATTTGAAACTATATAAAAATAATTGTGCATTATTTTTATAAATGGAAGATAATAATAATAATAATATTAATTCTTATTTGAAAACAGATGAAAATAAAGTTATCAATGAGAAATTTATAAGATGGGTAAAAAAAATAAATGATTGCGTTGAAGTATGTCTAACGTCAAATGGTTGTGGTGTCGGTTACAATACCCATAGAATTTGTAAATCAAACAATCCAGAAAGTTATTACAAACTTAATAATTTGTTTGAATAAAACAATATTTTTTATTTCGTTAAAATAATACCAAGAATTCGCTGATATAATAATAATCCAGCATCTTGTATTGGTAAAACATAAGCATATGTATTTCCAATATTATTATGTGAATGCCATAATCCAGGGGGTGTTATAAACATCTCACCTTTTTTCCAATTGACACTGATAGGATTTATTATATTCCCGTTTTCATCCAAATCATTACCAACCAATGTATATACATTTTCAGAATCACTGCAACCAACACATAAGTCGAGTGCAACTGAATTATGTCTATGTGGTTTTTGAATAGTATTTGGAGGTAATTCATTGTATAATGCCCATAAAACAGGTGTTATAGTATTGACACCAATTTTTTCAGTATCTTTGTTGCTCAATAATATACCTTTTCTATTGTTTTTAGAATCGGATAATTCGTTCAAGTTACTCAGTAAAAATTCTTTTGAATAAATAGCAGTTTTGAATAACTTTTTTGTAGTTTTGCTGCCTAAATAATTGATTAGCGGGCTATCATTAATATAATAGATTTGTAATTCTTCATCACTATTGTTTTTGATAACAAGTGAATCGAACAAAGGTGTAATCAAAATATCTCCTTCGGAAACTCTGAATACTTCATTATCAATATTCATTTCACAATTACCACTTATTATGTAAAACAAATGGGATGTTCCATTAACAAAATTACCTGTATTTTTTTCATCTAAAGTAAAATTATAATTTTGTTTTAATTTTATGAAACTTGCTAATAAATTAGGAGTAGTTGCTTTATAATCAACATTGAATAATTCAGAAAATTCAATAGTTGTAATTCCGTACTCACAATCGCTAATATTTTTTTGAACGATTGGGACATTGTTTAATGTTGGATTTACGTTTTTTTCATATTCGTATGCGGTAATGTATTCTTCCATTATTATATAAATATAGTAAAAAAATATTTATATAATTTGTTTTATAAATATATTGAATTATTTTTAAGGTTTTGTTTCGATATTTTTAATTAATTCGCTTAAGATTTTGAAATTACTTTTATTTTGTTTCATTTCATCAAAAAGCTTTGCATTCAAAATATAAACATCGGTTTTTATTTTTTCTATTTTATCAATTAATTTATTATTGAATTCGTCATTCAAATCTTCTAGTTTTTCATTATGTTCTCGAATAGAGTTATTTATTTTTTCAAAAACAGAATCTAAATCATGATTCAAAACTTCTATTTTTTCGTCATTTTCTTTCATTGATTTATTAATTTTTTCATTGAGTTTGAAAATGGTTTCTTCTATTTTTCTGAAATATTTATTCAGTTGTTCAGAAATTTTTCCAAAAATAAACCCAATAGATAATGGTATTATCAATGTTATCAAAAATGGTACCAAGAATTGTATTATTAACAAAATATTTACGGATACAATATCAATAAGTTCAGCAATGATTTCATTTATTACATTATTGGTAATATAATAAAATTCAGATGGGTTTGTAAAATTATCATTATTGATATCAATAGTATCAGAAATATTGATATCATTATTGAGAATGAAAGTATGATTAATCTTGCCATAGTAATTAGTATAATCCATTTATAAATATGTAGTGTTTATTATATTAAAAAATGGAAGTTTGGAAATCAATTTTTTAACTTTTGCATTACTTTTTCATGGTTTTTCTTGATTTTTTCATCATTTTTCTCATAGATTTTCTTGATTTTTTCATGGATCTCTTTGAATTTTTTCCACCCATCATAGCAGCTTGAATTGTACTATAATTTGGTTTCCCAGAACAGCTTGAACCACCTTTCAACATTTTTGTTGATTTACGCATTTTTTTACCACCAACCGCTCTAGAAATCATATCAAATTGGTCACACCCCGCCTCTGTCCCTTTTACTGGTGGATTTGGTAAAACATTATCCGGACCAGGTGTAAAATTGCTATATCCAGAACCATTTCCTGACATTTTGTTATAATATTATTATATAATAATATTATATTTTATTTTTTGTATCTTCTTTTCGTTTTTGATTTACCACCTAAAAAACGGCTACTTTTACTTCTTTTTAATACAATAAAATTAGATGTATCTTCTTCATTATTTTCATCGTATTTTTTATTGAATTTCAATTTTGCAAGATTTGCAGCCAAAAAAGGCAAATCTTTTCTTCTTCTAAAAAAAGGCTTGGAACCGTCAATAATACTCTTTTTGTATAAAAATTGTTTTTCAATTTCTGGGTTTTTTTTGAAATATTGTTCAGGACCAAGTTCCATTATTGATTCAATATCACGTTCTCTTTTTGCTTTTTTTTGTTCTTTTTTACTAGTCCATAATTCGGGGATTTCAACTTTATCAAAGGGTCTTTCAAAAAATACTTCAATATTTTTTTCAGGAACAATTTGAACACGTTTTTTCTGTGTATTTCTTGGTGATTTCGGCGTTTTTTTCAAAGCAGATTTTGTTCGATTTGACATATATATATATATATATATTCTAAATATATTTACCAAATAAACTATATCAAAGTTGGCTTATATGAACGACTTTACTATATTTATCAACTACACGTAAGGGAACCCAGCGTTTGAATTTATTATTGAAAACACATTCCATTAATAATATTTTATTAATATTAACATATTTGTCTTCTTTTATATTCTCAAAATCATCTTCATCTTCACTTTCTTCTATATAATCCAAGTTTCGATTTTCACGTATATTACGAAATAATCCATTCAAGAAAACACTCGATTTATAATTTGGAACATAGGCGACATTATAATAAACTGGTAATTTATTTTTACCATAAGCGAACAAATGATAAATATCGAATTGTATATCCGCGGTTACTTGAAAAACAGCATGCATTCTATATTGTGGTTTTGAAAAATCCATTTTATATTTCATAGTTTCAAATAGAGCAGTCGTTTTTTTGGATTCATTTTGTTTGTTTATTTTTCGGTTTAAAAATACGTTCAAATATGGTAGAGTATCATAAACCGAACGGTATTGAATATGATGAACTGGATAAGAAAAAAGTTTCGATACATCGTTTGGAATAATTGCTGGATATTCTGTTAACTCTGAATTTAATGATACCTCCCACATCATTGGTAAGTAAAACAACAAGTCAGATGGTGATTTTCTTTTTTTTGGAATACAATCCATAAATTGATTCATAAAATCGATTTTTTCGATAATTTTCAGTTTTCTCATGGTAATACCTTTGAAATAAAATATATCTTCCAAAATAAACCATTGATTTTTTGTTGTTTCGTCGACCATTATTGTTCCATAAAGAATAGTTCCTAATGATAAGTCTGGTTTGAAATCCAATTCAATACATGTTGTTTTGGTAATCTTCTTATCTTTGTTTAAATCAAATATATAACATACATCTTTATCTTGATGAAATGTAAACCATGCAAATACCTTTTTACCAACTGGTATTGCTAAACAAATATTATATTGGGTAGAAACTTTCTTATGGGAAATAGTTTCATAGGAAAGTTCGAATTCGGGCAATCGTTTAATTAACACTTCGGATTGTTTTTGTGTTAATTCCATCTGTATTATGCAGTTATAATTAATCAAAATTATATTTACCTTATACATAAATATAATAATTTGCTTTTATATTTTTTTTAAAAATATTTATAATACTTTTGAATTTGTCATTTTTATATATTCAGTTGCTCATTCAAAAAATTCATCAAATCGTCATTCATAACCTGTTTTTCTTCTTCTGTTTCAAAAATTGTTTTTTTAGAATCTTTTATTTTATTGTTTTCATTATTTTGAATATCATTCAATATTTTTTTATATTTATCAATTTGTGTATTTACTAAATCTCTTGTTTTTTTTGTAGTATATGTTTCTTTCAGATAATTCCAAAAATAATGAACTCCCAAGATAATTATAATTGAAATAATTATATTAAAACATAATGAAATTATTGTATTTGATAACATTCAAAAAATTGAGTTTATTTTAACTTATATAAGATATCAATATCTGTATTTCTCTATACTAACGTGTAGTTTAAATTATTTTTGAAAGTAATATAAAAATATTATCAAATTCTAAATTAGATATGACTGCTTCTGTTACAGTATTAAGTATTGAAAAAAATGGTGAAGTTAAAGAAGTCGTGATAAAAAATTATAATGAATCTGAACTTTATAAAAAAGCAGGGTTCAAAACAGGCGATGGTTTCAAATGCTATACAACTTGGGATTTGGAATTAGATGAAAAACTATATTCAATTTCTGTCTTTGGTAAAACAAAAGGACGTGCAAATCAAGAAAATAAATATGAGTTTCCTCCACCTATTGATAATACTTTATTTTTTGGAAATTGTATTATAGTAAATAAAAATGATGACTCACCAGTTAATATTAATTTAAAAGAATGGGAGTCAATATATGAACAATTATATGGTGGGTTTGAAGATATTGGCGACGAAGATTCATTAGAAGAAGATGATGATGACGAAAGTGGGCCCAGAACCAAAGCAGGTTATTTAAAAGATGGATTTGTAGTAGATGACGATATTGATGTTGATGAAGAAGAAGATGAAGAAGAAGAAGAAGAAGACGAAGAAGATGAAGAAGACGAAGAAGATGATGCTGACATTCCTAAAAAAAAGATTCAGAAAACAAAAAACCTAATTAAATCAAAATTAAATTTGAAAAAATCCAAAAAAAGTGATAAGAAATCAGAAACTATAAAAAAACCACTTACCTTATTTGAAAAACTTACAACAGTTAAAAATGATGAAACCTATCTTGATTGCACAAGCGAATTAAGTGAAGAATCTTATATATAATCTTAAATTTTATGTAAATATTCGGCGTTCTAATTGTTTAGCAAAATTAACGAAAATAAATTTGTAATCAATAATTGTAATCAATATATAAACAAAATATAAACCTATAATAAATGTTGAAATACCAAAATATCATAACACGTTTTTGTCATCATTATTCCAGAGATATGTTTAGTATGCCAAAACTATCCAACCCGTTGGTGGAATGTGAACATAAATGCAATAAAAAAAAGACAGAAATACAACAAAAAAAAACATTACCGATTCATGTACAATATATTAAAAACAATAAACTTTATACAATAGTAATTGAAATCCCAAAATAAAAATATTATAACAAAATAATGTTATAATATTTCAAAACATATAGCTAAAAACTCAATGTTTAATGAGATTTTGGAATCAAAGCACCATCTATTAAATCTTATTTAATTATTATTTAATTCTTTTTTGTAATTGTTCCATTCTCATCAACAATATAATTTGCTTCAAAATAAGGAAAAAATACTTTACTTAGTGATGAATATTTTGATTTTTTATAATATTCATATTCTTCTTCAATTGACATTATTCCATTATTAATATAAAAAGGTAAATGGCGACATGTAAATTCACCAGCAACGCGCAAACTATGATTCAACCAATATTTTTTATTGATTAATGCAAATGTAGTATCTATATCTGCATGATATATTTCATATTTATCATCATAACAACGATTCCACCAGAATTTCTCTTCCCATTCACAAACATTTTTTATATATTGGCCAGGATACATTTTGAAAGTATCACTCATATGAATTGCAAATCCAATTTTACTAGTTTTATATTTTTCAGATAATTCTGCCAAAATTTCGACAAAATTTGAAGGTAATTGTGGATGGAAATCCAAGTCGGGGTCAGTCAATATAAATTTTTCAGGCAATTCATTGAAAAATTCACTATTATTTTCAGGGGTTATCCATGGCCCATTATTACGCATTGTCTTTATTGTAATTTCTTTGTCAAGATTTTCTAAAAACTTAATCGTTTTTTTATCATCACTGCTATTATTCATTATAATAATCGATTTTTTGTAGTTTGGATTGGTTCTCAATATTTGGTCAATTGTATTTTTAACATATTTATGGTTATTATAACAAATTATTATTATGGGAATTTGGTGTGTTTTCATTTCTATACTATTGAAAATTTCATTATGTAATCGTTCAATAACCCATCCTTCTACTGGTTTTACATGATATTCCAATATTTCGACTATATTTTTGTAAAATGTACGGGGACGTTTTAAAACGCGGTTTTTTGATACTATAAATTGTGCACCTGAACCGAAAAAAAGTTCTTTGTTCTCCATTATGTTACAATTAAATACTTTATTATATGTAACTCGCATTGGTAGTAATGTTTGATGTGGGCAATCAAACACATATGTATGATAAAAATTCTCACTTAAAAATTCAAAATTTATCGATTGTTCTTGAGTATTTTTAATTTCATTATTATTGGATATTTTATTAATGATGTTCTCCATATTTTTGAAAAGATTCGGCGAATGGTCAAAAGGAATACCTTGTAAAAAAAACGTATATTCATCTAGGTTATCATAATTTTCGTAAATATGATGAAAGATAGTATGACCTTCTCTACCTACATTGGGCAATCTTATTTGATTATATTTATTTTCTATTGAATCTTCTTGGAAAGGTTCTCCTTTATTATAAATTAATAGATTTTCTGCATTAATTTTATTTGTGAAATTTGCAATATTATCAATCCAATTCAAATTTTCATTATATCTTGATATAACAATTTTTATATTCATTATCAAATCTTTATAATATATTTTGAATAATTATCTATATATTTTAATCGAAATAAATATAAAATTATTTGTTTCTATAATAAATAATTATCAAATGAAAGGATTGATTGTTTTGATCGGAGAATCATTTCGGGATGGTTTAACTACCTCACGACTACGTGACACAGATAATAGTTATGAATTACAAAAAAAAGCATGCGAATCGCATATTCGATTCTTTGATAATTTAAAAAATAATCAGAATATTGATGTTGAAATAATAATTAATACATATAAAACACGATTTGAAGACGATTTGAAATCTTGGTATCAACATTATTTGATTGAATATAATTCCAATGATAATTTGATTGGATTAGAAAATTTATTGAATAATATTACAAAGCGTATTGATAAAACAAAATATGATTTTGTATTTGCAATAAGAATTGATTTATTTTTGAAAGACCATTTTCTTGAAAAATTTGACCCGAATTGGAATCGTATTACATTTTCACAAATTTGTTGGGCAAAATGTTGTAGAGTAGTTGGCAATAATCCAAGAATTAGTGATGTAGTACTTTTTATTCCTAAGAGATTTTTTTATTTGTTTGATAAATATTTATATTTATGGCATGATTCGTGGATAAATTATAAATATAATTATGGATTAACTAATGATGATTTGAATTTGATGATAAATACATATCATGATAGTGATTCGTGGCAAGATTGGAATCCTCTTTATTTTATGGTTTCTCGTGAAGAATCGAAAATATGGCATTCGGAAGGATATAAATTGGATATGAATACTTTCGAAGGGCCTTTTTAGAGTATATTCGATTAAATTAGTAAAACATATAATTATACCAATAATTTGGATAATACATATAATAATCTAAATATGGATAGTAATAATAATCTTGCCATAAAGAATTTACTACAATAGCTCCTCCTGGATAATATCCGAAACCTCCGCTTGAACCTTCATAAGCAGCTCCTTTTCCGCCGCGTCTGCTACTATACCCTCCATGATGACTACCTGCATGTCCTCTATTACCATGACCATTACCGCCGCCAGCATGTCCTCCACTACCATGACCACTGTTACCCTCAATTAATTTCAAATTCAATATAAATAGTGAAATTATAGAAATCAAACCAATTGAAATATAAAATAATTTGTTCATATACATTTTGCAAACAATAAAAATCAAACTAAATCAAATCTTAAAATCGTAAAATTGAAAAATATAAAGATATCTTTTTATTTATTATAACCAATTTTGTATTGAAAAATAAAATGCATAAAGTAGAAAAACCAGAAGAGTTTCGTAACAATATTAGAAATAAAATTCAACCTATATTAGGTGATGAAATAATATCAACTAATTTAGAAAAAGGAGTCTATAATTTTGCAATTAAAGAAGCCAATAATAGAAAAATTATAAAGAAATGGGATAATCCATATTTCGTTCAATTGTATTTGGACAGATTGCGTAGTATTTATATAAATTTGAAAAACAAAGAACTTTTGGAACATTTACAAAATGGTGAAATAACCCCACAGACATTAGCTTTTATGACACACCAGGAAATGAATCAGAAACATTGGACAGTATTGATAGAACAGAAAATGAAACGTGATGCGAATAAATTTACAGATAATATTCGTTCTTCAACTGATATGTTTACATGTAAAAAATGCAAATCAAAACGAACAACCTATTATGAATTACAGACAAGGTCAGCTGATGAACCTGCAACAATATTCGTTACATGTTTAGATTGTGGTAAAATGTCAAAACATTAATCAAAAGTTCAAAAAATAATGTATAAAAAATATTATAAATTATTTTTTTTATTTTTTTGAAGGTTTATATTTTACAATTTTTGGACGTTTTTCTAGATGTTTTTCTATATTTTCTTGTTTTTCTACGACCACCATAAATTTTTTCTTTATTTTCGCCACTTCTCAAAAACCTCATTATATCATTTCTGACATCATCATTTATTTCTACAGGGGTTTGTTTTTCAATATTTTTAAGACCTTTTATTTGGTCTGGGAGACGAATCTCTTCTAAAAGCTTGGGAGAAACTCTTGGTCCTTTGTATTCTAAATAATAGCCATTCTCTAATTTGTATTTGAAAATATCTTCAGGCAAAGCAATACCTAACATTGCTCCAGGACTTCTTTTAGAAATCTGAAGGATGTGAATAGTAGGTACAAAGGTTTTTCCTAAAAAAACATTTTGCGTTACGAACCCATCACCATTATCGCTACGAGTAAAAGATTCGAGTACATCACCTACTTTAATATCTTCTAGTTTCGGAATATTTGAATTTGACATTTTTATATATAAATAATATAGATTTTTTAATTCCCCTTATTCTAATAATTCTAAATCTTCAAACTTCCAATATTCACAACCTCCATTTGGCAGAGGACGTTTTATAATAAACGGGATTTTTTTCTGTTCGTATTCTTTCAATGCAATTAAATAACCATCAATTATATTCGAATCAATTTCTATCATTGGTTTTGCACCAGAATTAATTTGTTTTGCACGCTCGCCTAAAATTCTTGCTTTTTCATACCGGGTTATAAAAGGTAATGTTTTATGTAATGGGTCAATAATTACACCATTTTCGTCACGAACTATTTTGGATAAAATATCAATTTCATCGTAATTTTGTGTTTTCAATTCAGGATGAAAATCTTCTATAATTTTTTCTTTATTATATTCGTCAAATTTTTGTAAATAATTATCGTCTTCTTCATCTTCGTCTTCATCGTCGCTGAAATTATCTAAATCAGCAAATGGTGTTTGTTTATCATTCAAATTTTTATTCAAATCATCATAAAGTTTTTCAGCATCGTTTTCATCATCATCTTCTTCTTCATCCTCTTCTTCGTCTTCTTCTTCGACATCATCATCATTATCACTGTTTTTTTCCTCGTCATCTTCATAATCTTCATCATATGATTTTTTGACTAATTTTGTTTTTTTACTTGGTTCTTTTTCTGTTTCATCTGTTTCTTCTACATCATCATCAATATCAACTTCATCATCTTCTAAATTATAATCTTCGTACTTTTCGTCCATTTGTATATTAAAATACTATAATATTTCTAAATAATTAAATCGATATTTTTTAAATCAATTTTTTCATTCATCTGTTTTCCATGTTGTATCGCATTCTACGCAAATATACAAATATTTCAAATTATCATCATCATAACGAACATAAATAACTTCGGTTGGTTTCTTTTCTGTTTTACTTACTTCATGATTTGTTTTACATTGAGGATTAGGACAATTAACATTATAAATACGTGGTAATGTTGGGTCTAATTTTGTATATTTATTAACAATATGATTGAATTTCTGTTCACCACGTTTCAATTGTGTATTCAGAACACAAAGACCCTCTTCTGATATTGTTAAATCTTTATGTTTGCAATTACGACAATAATAAGTTAATTTGTTAGGGTCTTCGACATCAATTCCAATATAATACATGTTATCGCATTTCTCACAAAACTTCATATTATGGTCTTGAAAACTTATATATAAATAATAATATTATTATTGTTAGTATTTATGTTATATTTGATTATAATACTATTTGTTCAATTTTTTGTAAAAAGTCAAAAATCGAAAATTAAAAAATTGAATTTTTGGAAATGTAATAAATATATCCCAACTATATATTCTAATAAGTGGTCTGTAACAATGACAACTACTGTAATGCCACAAACTAAATATCGCGATTATAATGACTTCTTATTCAAGCATGCTATTCAAAAAAGTGCTCAAACTACAAATCCTAAACAAATTACAAATACAAAAATAGGTGATAAGGAACAAAATATATATGGTGGTTCTTACCATATACCAGATAGTGAATATCCTACATTTTTGAAATTATATTACAATGATGTTATAAAACAAAATAAAAAAGAATATTTAACAGAAAAACAAATAGAAAATGGTCCATTACTAGTTGATATTGATATTCGTCACGATTATGACATAGACGAGAGACAATATACACTAGAACATGTTGAAGACCTCCTTGATATTTATTTAGAAGAATTGAAGAAGATATTTCAGTTTGATGACCAAACCAAATTTCAAATTTATTTGCTTGAGAAACCGAGTGTAAATCAAGTATCTGATAAAAAAATAACAAAGGATGGAATTCATCTAATTTTTGGCCTACAAGCAGACCATATTACGCAGCAAATTATTCGCCAAAGAGTAATTCCAAAAGTAGCAGAAGCATGGTCTGACTTACCTATCAAAAATAGTTGGGAAGATGTATTCGATAAATGCATTAGCGAAGGTCATACTGGCTGGCAATTATTTGGTTCAAGAAAACCAAATCATACTTCTTATAAATTAACGCATATTTATGAAATTGGATTCGATGAGGCTGATAGTGAGATTACTAGAACAGAAATCAAATTATCAACATTCGATATTGAAAAGAATATTGAAAAATTATCAGTTCGTTATAAAGAAAATCCTTCATTTTTAGTTAAAAACGCATTTCTACCTGATTATGAAAAATTCAAACGTGAAAATAATATTGGTGGTGGAGGAGGCGTAGCACCTGCAAGTGCATCAGTTGCTAGACAACAGCGATTAGAATTGATAACTGATGAGATGAATTCAATATCTAAAATACGTAATCAAGAAGAATTGGACTTCGTTTTGAATAATTTTTTGGATAATATTTCGATTGGAGAATACGAATTGAAAGATGCGTATGATTATGTTATGATATTACCGGCAACGTTTTATGATGAAGGTTCTTATTCAAAATGGATTCGTGTAGGCTGGGCTTTACGTAATATTAGTAATAAATTATTGATTGTATGGATTAAATTCAGTTCGAAAGCAACGAATTTTCAGTATAATTCTATACCAGAATTATGTGAAAGATGGAGAAAAATGGATTTGAGAAACAATAATAATGGTTTGACAAAATTATCAATAATTCATTGGGCTAGAAGTGAGGCCAAAGAAGCATATGACCAAGTTCGACGTAATACAATTGATTATTTCTTGGAATTGACTATTAATGCACCATCTTCTTCAAAAAATGAGGACCATTCAGGTGCAGGTGATTTTGATTTAGCAAATGTATTATTTCAATTATACAAACATGAATTTGTTTGTGTTAGTGTAAAAGCAAATATTTGGTATCATTTCAAAAATAATCGTTGGGTAGAAATTGATTCTGGAACAACTCTTCGTAAATCGATTTCAATTCAATTGAGAGACCTTTATAATCAAAAATCAATTGATTTGATGAATAGAATGACGAATGAAGGCCAAGGGAATACTACAAATGACCAATTACAAGCAAATGCAAATAATTCAGATGAACCAGGTAAATCCAGGTCTCATCGTATTCTTAATATTTGCCAACGACTTTCAAGAACCAATGATAAAAAGAACATTATGACAGAAGCAAAGGAATTATTCTTCGATGGTTCATTTCTAGGTAAGCTAGATACAAATCCTTATTTATTATGTTTCAAAAACGGTGTATTCGATTTCAAAGAAAAGGAATTTCGTAAGGGTAATGCAGAAGATAATATTTCGATGTGCACCAATATTGAGTATATTGAATTGACCCCATTTGTGCATCAACCAATTATCGATGAAATCAATCTATTTATGTCGCAATTATTCCCAGAACCAGAACTTTGTGAATATATGTGGGACCATCTAGCATCAACATTGATTGGAACATCTGCAAATCAGACCTTCAATATGTATATTGGTATTGGTCAAAATGGTAAATCCGTTTTGGTAAATTTAATGGAAAAGGTATTAGGTGAATATAAGGGTGATGTTCCATTGACATTAGTAACAGATAAACGTGGAAAAGTTGGTGGATTAGCACCGGAGATTGTTCAACTTAAAGGAAAACGTTTTGCAGTTATGCAAGAACCATCTAAAGGCGACAAAATCAATGAAGGTATTATGAAACAATTGACTAGTGGAAAGGACCCAATTCAGGGTCGCGCACCTTACATGCCACAAACTATTTCATTCATTCCTCAATTCAAACTAGTTGTAACATGTAATGTCTTTATGGAAATCAAAAGTAATGACCATGGTACTTGGCGTCGTATTCGAGCAGTTCCATTCAAATCGTTATTTACAGAAGAACCAAAACCTGATAAAGAAAAACCATTTCAATTCAAACTGGATAAATATATTGATGAAAAGTTCGATGCCTGGAAAGAAGTATTTGCTGCTTTATTAGTTAAGCGTGCATGTGAGACCAATGGTGTTGTAAAAGATTGTCCAATTGTTTTGGAGAAGAGTAACGAATACCGCCGTAGTCAAGATTACATTTCTGAATTTGTTGATGATAAGGTAATTCGGTGTGAATCGAAATTCATTCGTAAAATGGAATTGAACAATGAATTTGCAATCTGGTATGCAGCAAATTATGGAGGTCGTGGTCCTCCTCCAAAAGACTTACATGACCATATGGATAAGATGTATGGAAGACAAAAGAACCAAATGTGGTATGGTGTCAAAATAAAATATGATAGAGATTCTGGTAATGATAATTTATCGAATGAATTTGTTAGTAATTCAGATGATGATGTTGCAGATATTGCTGAAGATGATTTTTAGACCAGCTGAATATTTGAAATCAAAAACCAAAAACCAAAAACCAAAAAAATAATTAAAATATGATAATTAATTATTTTTTTACAGGAGAATCATAGGTTTCACCGATAATAATAGAATATAAATAAAAGAATAATTCATAAATATATACTTCAAAAGAAATAATAAAAAATGGATAGACAGCAAACAATATGATGAAAAATAATTTATATTTAAGTGATATTTTTGATTGAACAAAGACAAAATATAAAGCCAATATGAATAATAAAATAAAATAAATTATCAACAAATACCAATTCATATTACTAAAACCGCTATTTTTTGAATTAGTATATTCTGTCAAAATATCACCTCTTGTCAAACCATTTCGAATAGAATTATATTTATTTGATAATTCTTTGTTCTGTTTTCTAATATTTCCAAATTCAATTTGTTTATTTTTCAAACTATCGTTCAAAGCTGATATATTTTTTTCATTAAGTGGGTCGATATATGAAGCTGATACTAATGATAATTGGTTTGATAATTCTAATGATTTACTTTTGGTTCGAATAATATTTGCACCATTATTCAATACATTTTGAATTTCATCGATTTCAATCTTCAAATTTTCAATATTTTTTTTCAATTTATTACTTTCATTAAGCCAATAATCTCTTTCGGTTTCAATCCTAATTGAGTTTAGTATAGCTTCATTATATCGTTGTTGTATATAATTTAATTCATTGGTTTTTTCATTTATTATTCTATTTAAATTTGCAATTTGTTGTTGAAAATTATTAGGGATGTGTATATCAATTCGTGGACGTGGTGGCGGTGGTGGTGGTGGTCTAGAATTTCTTCCTCCCATTTATTTATTATATATGTAGATAAATAATAAATATATATTTATTTATCGATAATTTCAAGATATTTATAAAGGCTTTTTATAATATAGAAAACTAATAATTCAATATAAATTATTACAAATGGATAAATAAAAATAAAAACGAAACAAATTACTTTTAAATAGATATTCATTGAATTACGAAACAAAAAATAACAAAAAATAAAAACTAACAAAAAATAAATCAGAAGTAAATAAAAATTCACATATTGTAAATATTCTGTTTTTTCTAATTGAAAACCCGTTTTCTGGTCATTTGTTCTGTATATTTTATCGATTTTTTTACTACTTCCAGTTAAAAAATTATTCTGTTTTCTGATTTCATAGTATATTTTTTTTTGTGTATTTAAATCATCTAATTTTGTTTTTAAATAACTATCTTTTAATGAATTGACTTGTTTTATTGTTGTATCTGAACTTTTATTTGCTAAAACTATAGAATTTTCTAATCTATTCAATATTGTTTTTAATTCGGCTAGTATTATTAATTTTTGGTCACGTTCGCTAGTTAATAATGTAAGAGTTCTTTTTTCATTATTGATATCATTCAAATATTTATTTTTATCATTTTGTAAATTATTTATTTTTGTCTGTTGTACAAATATATTGTAATTTAAATTATTGATATTATTTTGTATATTATTGATACTTCGATTCAAATCATTTATTTCTCCATTGTGGTCAATTATACTAAAAATTGGTCCCATTTATTTATCTATTATATAGATAGATAAAAGTGTAAATATATATTATCTTCTTATAGAAATTAAATGAATACATAACTATCTGATTCATTTGGAGAATTTGGTTTAACGCCAGTATTCATAATTGTTGATAATGTTGTGAATGCAGAAGAACCTGGAGGAACATTAATTGGAGTCGCTAAACTTTGTGTTGTACCACTTACATTATTTTGAGCAACACAAACTGAATTACTCGCATCAAAAACTGTGCCAGTACTACAACAATCATTTGCAATACATGAATTGAAATTAATTGAATCTAATAAATTACCAACTTTGCTTTGTTCTACTCGTTGGTTTGCAATTTCAGTTGGTGTCAAAATTTTAGTACCATTTAAATCGAGTTCATTAAAATTCATTTTATCCCTACTCTTAATATCAGTATAAATAATATAACAAATTATTATTCCAGTAACTATTATCACAATGGATAATAAAGTTATAATAAAAGATGGAATAATAGTGAAATATCTACCTATTAATACTGTAATAACAAATAATAGTAGTGTAAAAATAATTACTATAACCATTTTTGTATATTGAATAGAGCGTAGTCTGTGACTTTCATTCAATTCAGCAGCACGACGTTTGCTTTCTAAAGCTCTATCTATATTTTGTTTTTTCATTAATAATCGGTCTTTTTCAGTATCTACGATTTTTGACATATCATTTTGATGGTCAAATATATTTTCATTTGTTATATTTGCATCAACAAAATTTGTATGTAATTTATCTAATTGACTTTGAAGATTTTGAACATTGATTGTTAAACTAGGGTCTGTTGTGCCAATGCCTGTTAAATAATTTTGTTGAATTTGAAATAATCCAGATAAATCACTTATAGGTGTTGGTGGTACTGGTGGTACTGGTGGTACTGGTGGTGCTGGTAGTAAAGATAATAATGCTCCCATTAATTATATAAGTATATAATTAATGAAGATATATTTAATTATCAATAAATTCAAAATATTTCAAAATCAACAGTTCAATGTTAAATATTATAAATTGACAAATGATAATAAACAAAAGATAATACTTTTACGTAATTATTTATTGATTTTCAAAATAAAAATATACTAAATACAAATGGAAAACAATAAAAATATTTTACAAGAAAATTTGATAAATAGTGATGTTTGGATTGATAAAAATCCATCAAAAATATTTGATGGAATGACCATTGCAGATATAAAAGATGAAATTAATCTGAATTTTGCATTATTAGAAGGACAAATGTCTACTACACTTGATATAATCAATATTTATTTGCGTGGCCAAAAAATACTTTATCTTGAATCTAAAAATTATTGTGAATTTTATTTATATCGCCTTATGTTACCCGCAATATTTATATCGTCGGTTTGTTCTGTAATAAGCGGTGCATTCAAGGAGTATATTTATTCATCTATTATTGTATCAGGATTAACAGCATTGAATTCGTTTATTTTAAGTATCATAACTTACTTGAAGTTGGATGCTCAAGCCGAAGCACATAAAACAAGCGCATACTCTTTTGACCAATTACAATCGCTTTGTGAATTTACTTCTGGTAAGGTGTTATTAAGTAATAATAAAAATATTCCAGATAGTGAAAGTAGTACTAATAAAACAATAAAATATGATTTAAGTTATATACAAGATTTTATTGGACAAATTGAAATGAAAGTGAAAGAGATAAAAGAAAAAAATCAGTTTATTATTCCAAAATCAATACGTATTAAATATCCGAAAATTTATTATACCAATATTTTTACAAAAGTAAAAGGTATTCAAACACAAGAATTGATTTTATTGAATAGATTGAAAATGATTATTGATTCTGAAAAATTTGAAAACATGAATGACACATATGATGAAAAATCAAAACAAATAAAATCGAAATTATATACAGATAAAATGGATATGATTGAACAAATTGTTGATTTCAAAACAGTTTTCAATGATATCGATAAAGAATTGATGGATGAAATTTATTTCAATTCAAATGATAGTTGTTATAGAATTGTTTGTAGTATTTTTTGTAAAGAAGAAACCTTTATAGATAAAATGAATGAATCTGCATGATTTGTTTTACATAATATTACATCCTTTCAGAAATGAACATGTATCTTTCACTTTTTCTTTTATAGGGGCGTATGCTAACTGTACTGCTTCATCAAACATAGATTCAACATTTTCACCAGATTTTCCGGATATTTCGTAATAATTTATATTATATTTTGAACAAAATATTAAAGCGTCTTCTAATTTAACTTCTCTATTCACTGTATCATCAATTTTTGTACCGACAATAATAATTTTATTGATATCGCCACCATATGATTGAATTGTTTTAATCCAATCGTCTAACCCATTGAATGTTAAAATATCTGTAGTATCAAAACATAACAAAAACAAATTACAGCCTTTTATATAATTCATAGTAATTGTTCTGAATCTTTGATTTCCAGCAGTATCCCAAACATATAAAGTGAATTTTTTTTTATCTAATACAATATCTTTTTTTTTGAAATCAACACCTATGGTCGTTATATAACAAGAAATAAATTCATTTTCAAAATATCTGACCATTAAACATGATTTTCCTATATTGCTATCTCCTAATATCAATAGTTTTATAACATTATCTGTTCTTGATTTTGATTTTGTTTTCGGCATTTATTATATTATATAAATTTATAATATAATTGTTCATTCTCTTCCTGCTAACATAATAGCAAATACCAATAATGTAGCTGATGTTATTGCGCCTAAAATATAAATAGAATTTTGTTGTGCAATAATAGCATTTGTATCTTCAATCATTGCATCTGTAGTTGTTGAAGGTGGATTCAAATAATATAACAAATTTCCACTATAGTCATAAAAATCATTTGCCATTAATTGGTCTCTTAAGCCAGTTTTGTTTGAATTTGTAATTTCTGCAATATTGTTTGATAAATCAATGCGTTTTGAATTTATTTTATTCGTCAAATTTGTATAATCAGAACTTATTCGAAGCATAGGTGTTATTTGAAATTCTTTAATGTCTGAAACTAGAATTTCATTCGGGGTTTCATCCGGTTCAGCGACCAAATCAGCTAAATATTCATTGTACACACTATCTGAATTCATATAATTATCAAATGATTCATAATTATTTTTTACAAAAGCATAACCAAGTGAAAAATTAGTAAAATTCGGTGAAAATATATTTTCATCCATGGATTTAAAATTTTCTGTTCCAGATTTAGAATTCATACTTATATTAAGGGAACCTAATAAATTCCACTGATTAATTTTAATATTTGTCATTCCTTGAAATAATTCACTAATAATCAAACGAAAATAAGAATATTTTTCAACCGAATTTAAATAAAAATCTTTGACAGGCTTGTTCTTGTTTGGCAAACTTTTTTTTTCTAAATTATATTGGTCTAAATAATTCCACGTATTTCCATCATTTGAACCAACAACAGTGAATTTTAAAGGAAACGTAGAAATATTATCACTATAAGATGGTGTCATTATTGTATATTTGCTTAAATAAAAACTAAAAGGTGTTTGTATTTGTATCCATTCGCCTGGTATTTTTATATCATTTACCAGCGTTGTAGTCCACTTATTTTTTTCATTACCGCCTCCTTGGTATGACGATGGTATTTCAATTTTCAATGAACCGTTTATGTTATAATTGTCGTTGTTATTATTGTATGGGTTTTGTGTATATTTTGGATAAGGATTTTTATAAATACTATATTTTGGATTATTGTAATAATCACATTGCCAAAACGATTTTTCACTACCATTGAATACATTAAATGGTTGTGTATCATTACTAGCAATAGAAGATGAAGTTACTATGTAATTACCATTTGGATTATAATTTTCGATGTTGTTATTCTTGATTCCATTGACTTGTTTATTATTAGTATTGAATAAAATATTATTTGGTAATGGAACTACTTGTATTAATGGTTCTTGTTTATTTGACATTCAATATTTTTATATTTAATATATTACTATATATAAAATTGTCATTATTATAATTTTGTGAAAACGAAATATAAACCAGTTGTTGCTAAAATAGTCCATATTAGTCCCGTGTAAATCGTCAAATCATAATTATTTTTATAATCATTCAGAATAGTATCTTTACCATATAATTCATTTAGTTTTTGGTCTAATTCATATCTCAAATTGGTTATATCGGTATTATATGTATTCTTAATGTAATTGTATGAGAAATCATATTGTTGTTGTGTTATATTATCGGCGTCACTAAACGTATTCATCACTCTGTATATGTCTCCGCCATTAATTGTATTCGTTCCATCTGTTGTATATGTTATCAAATTATTATATGCAGTTTGAACTGTATCCAAACTTTTATCGATTGTACTACAAGTATCGCCTTCTGCATTTAAATTAGTAACATTTAATGAATTTGTACATTGAACATAATTTGCATATTTAGTATTGAAATCAATTAAATCGGTCATTAATTGATTTTCTGCTTCCATGGTTGTGATGCCTTCTATTCTCGACATTTTAATAATTTATATATTAATTAATATATAAATAGAAATTTTATGTAGATTTTCTGGCGTTATAAATTAATAAACCCAATATTAAAACGCCTACTCCTAAATTTATAGTTGTTAAAAATGAATTATTAAATACGGTTTTTGAATTTTCATGTTTGCGAATTGAACCACTATTTCTACTTTCTATTTCATTTGTTAATTTTACAGTTTCCTTGTTGATACATAATTCTTTTTCAATACATTTATTGCTATTGTTTACAAAATTAGTATCATTACAAGAAATATCCCAAAATTTTTCATAAATTTCCATATTTTCACATTTTTTTATTGATGGCATATACCCATTCTCTTCTGCACTTGTATAAAAAAAATCGTTTTTACTATATGCATTAGGCATTTGATTTATTTTAATAAGATATATATATTATATTATTAAATTATATTTACAGGATTCTTTATTATACACAAATACGATAATAATCATAAAACATTGCAGTTGCACTTTCTCGTTTAAATAAACAAACTTGACCGGGTCTTAAACAAATTGCTAATGCTTGTGGGTCAAATCTCGAAATTTCGGGTAATTGTTTAAGATTTACTACATTGAATTTTTTTTTCATTTCTGCAATTTCTTCATCTCCTAAAACTATACATTCAGGTACTAATTTATGCTTCAAAATATTGTATTGTAATCTATTGATATTATGAATAACAACGAAAATACCATCATGGTCATGTAAATATTTCAGTTTTGTAATAATAGTATCATTTGGTTCATCTTCGATTATAATTATTAATGTATCATTTTTTGTTAAAACATTTTCAATTGAAAATAAATCTTCTATTATATCATCTAAATTAGCAGGACGGATTTGCTTTGCTGTAAGATAGTATTTTACATATACTTTTGTATTGTTTTTGGTATTTGTTAATAACATGTCTAATTGTGCATTGGAATACATTGCGTCAATTTCATTGATTGTGAAATTCTCATATTCAGAAATTTCGAAATTTTGTTCGAATAATAAATCCATCATTGTTTTTCTGGATTTATAAATGCTTAAAACGCGGTTACTTGTTGTAGACATTTTGTATATATTATTGATTCTATAATAATAATGTTGTATTTGTATCTTTTTACGAATATTTTTATTTTTATTCAATTTTTCGAAAACAATTTAAATTTTTCTTATAATATTTATAATAATAAATATTTAGTCATTAAAATATGAATACTTTTTCGCCAGTTTATATTTCTAATTATTTCGAAAATAAAAACTTTAATTTTCATGAAAATAATAAAAATGATGATAATATTTGTTCTGATTTGTTGGATAATATGAAATATTGCTTACATAAATGTCGTGATAATAAAAAAATTTATTCTATAAATAAAGAAATAATGGAAGATATTGAAATCAAAAAATGTGATAATATTAATAAATTCAAACGTGAATTAGAAATGGTAAATATTAAAATAGATTTAAAAAAACCAGTATTGAACACTAATAAACAATATTCTTTAGAATATTTAGTTAATAAAAGGGTGTTAACGCTTGATGAATATAATGGGAATTATCATAAACAATTATAAAAATACAAAATATCATACTTTGTATTTTTTATTTTTATTTATATCAAATTTGTTGTTTATACTTTTTTAATTACTAAATTGCCGAAATCTACTGGTCCAGCAGGCTCATGAGCAGGTGTTGAATTTGGTCCTATAGATATATTATTTGTAGTAGGTATAATTTCCGAAAAGCCTAGGGCAGAACCACCAGATTGATTTGGTATTTGTTGTGAATTGAAATTATTAGAAGGATTTCCATTCATAGCATTTTCCCCACTATCTGTTGAAAAATCACTACCACCATTCATGACTTTTATAACAGGTGCAAAATTAATCGATGGAGGGATATTTGGATTACTAATCATAGGTGCTGTCATTGGCATTGTCGGATAATTCGTTTCATCCAAATTATTATATAAACCAGCAATTGGTTGTATTGGTTCTTCAAATGGAACACTATTTGAATAATTTCCTTCTCTATAAATGTCCGATGCGGTTACTATTTTTGTAGTATCCATTGGTTCTAATCCTTGAATATTTTCGGCTTCGACTGTCAAAAATCTATCACCTATTTCCGTAATTTTCCATAAACGATTTGGAATAAAATCACCACGATAATGTACTCGTTCACCAACATTATACGCAGATGCTTCTTCTGATAATAAATCCATTTTGTACTTGATTCCACCAGTTTGCGATGATGGTGGTGAAAAATCAGGCGTTGTTGGCCCATTGGGAGGAGGTGGAAAATCAGGTGTAGTTGGTCCTTCTTTTTCGTCAAATGGGTTGAATCCAGGTGATGAACCATCCCTTTTTGTAGATTCTTCTTGACTTGATTGATATGCTGGAGATGTTTCTGGATAATCAGGTGAAGGTGTTTTGAATACTATATTTTCTGGTGTAGCATAAACATCCTCTTTTCCATATTGAGTCTGGATTGTTCTTCTAATCATACCTACTATGCTTTTCGGAGTAGTATCTTTATCAAATAATAATTTCTCGATATTTGTAGAATAAGATAGGTTCTCCAATTGTTTGATATTATCTTCAGTTATTATTCTCAATTGAACATTGATTGTTTGTAATTCTTGTATCAATAGTTTTAATGAATATGGTACACTTATAATACTGAAACTACGACCAAATTTGGTAATATCTTCTATGCGCATATCCTTACCATCTAATGATGATACGAATTTGATAGGACCATCAGCCATAGGACTCATAAAAATATTTTTTGAAGGATTATAAATTGCCACCAAACCTGTAGTATTACAAACGGCTAATTGATATTTATCACCACGCTCCATCATGGATTCTCTCAAGAAATCCGCAGCACCATGTGATATCACTGAATCACGTTCCATTTCACCTATACGTAATCCACCATCATTCGCACGACCACCAACCGGTTGTTTTGTAAGAGCAGTTCTCGGACCCAATGCACGATAATTGATTTTATCTTTGACCATATGTTTCAATCGCATATAGTAATTTGGACCAATAAAGATTTCGGTTTCCAATTGTTCGCCAGTCATTCCGTTATATAAAATCTCATTTCCACTAGAATGATATCCTACTTTGGTTAGCATTTCACCAAATACTTTGATTTTCGAACCCTTGTTATTGAAAGCAGTACTATCTACAAACCCTCCATAAATTGCACCTGCCTTACCAGTAATACATTCAACCAAATGACCAATTGTCATACGGGATGGAATTGCATGTGGATTGATAATAATATCTGGTCGAATACCATCTTTTGTAAAAGGCATGTCTTGTTCTGGAACAACTAATCCAACCGTACCTTTTTGCCCGGCCCTTGAAGCCATTTTATCACCGATATTTGGTATGCGCTCTTCACGAATACGAATTTTTGCAATTCGTTGTCCTTCTTCTCCATCTGTAATAAAACTCTTATCTATAATTCCTAATTGACCTTTTTTCGGCGTTTTTGACATATCCATTTTTGATTCACTATTATTTGACGCGGATGCTGTCAATCCGATTAATACAGTTTTATCATTTACTTCCGTATTTTCACGAATTAATCCATATTTATCCAATTTACTATAATCATATCCAGGTTTCGTTCCTAATACAGTATTTTCTGATTCGATATTTGTAAAAACCTTGTTTATTGTAACATCTCCCGATTTACTTTTTTCTTCATGAGATTCGTAAGTGCTATAATAAGTCGTTCTAAAAAGACCACGTTTTAGAGAACCTTCGTTTATCAAAACAGCATCTTCTACATTATAACCAGTATAACACATGATTGCTACAATAGCATTTTCACCATACGGGTTTTCTTGGTGATTGATATGTTCCAAATATCTTGTTTTTACCAATGGTATTTGCCCAGAATTGAGAACAACTGCAGTTTTATCCATTCTTACTTGATAATTTGTACTATATAGAGAACATGCTTGCTTACTTTGACCACATGAAAAAGAGTTACGTGTTGCAGGGTTATTTTCTGGGAAATTAATCAAGTTACACATCAAACCGAAAATAAATGATTCATGAATTTCCATATGAGTGTATTTTGTATGATTATCCTTATTTAGATGTTCTCCATTCAATGCAATTAATGCATCTTCTGTCTCATTTGTATCTATATAATCGATAACTGCCTTATATTCCAAAAATTTCTGTAATTTGGCTGGGTTTGACTCTTCGGTTATCCCTTCGTATAAATCTGTTAATTCATACATTTCATATTTATTTGGATTATAATCAGCGATTTTTTTAGGATTGAAACCAGTTATCAATTGATTCCATGAAAAATCGTCCTCTTCGATTAGAGTTTTTACCAATTTTGATTCAAATGACATTTTACCGGTTTCTTCATCTCTATAAAAGATTGGACGACAAATACGCCCAGCATCGGTATAAATGAAAATAGTATTTTGTTTTATGTCAAATGTGACACTGGTATAAATAGGAATCAACCCATTTCTACGAAATAAACGTATTTTTTCAACTGTTTTCATAGGTTCGGTTACTACGCCTGCCCATAACCCATTAATAATAACTTTGGACATTCTCGATAAGATAATGGGAGAACAATCTTCTATTAATTTCATTTCGACTTTTTCACGTAACCATTTAATCATAGGTTCTCTTGAGAACCCCTGTGTTATATAAGATGATATTGATAGATGTTTATGAATACCAATATTACCACCATCAGGAGTATCAATTGGGTCAAAAAATCCCCATTGAGTACTATGTAGTGCACGAGGCCCTACTAATTTAACACTCGCATCCAATGGTAGATTTGTTTTACGTAAATGACTCATCATAGAATTATGAGAGAGACGATTCAAATCTTGAACTATTCCGACTCTTTTTGTATGTGCTTGAGAACCCCAGTTTCCTTTGAATGCTTTTTTGAATCCAATTTCAACTGTTCTTTCTGCAAATACATTTTTATAATTTTGTTCAATAAGTGCTTTCAAATCATCCTCATAAATACCACGATTATAAGTTATCTTTTCTTCAAAAGCCAAATGAATCATATGTTGTTGAATTGTATAATATTCCCGAAATAAATCATTCATTAGAGAACCAACCAATTCGATACGTTTGAATTTATAATTATCACGGTCTGTTGGTGGTTCTGTACCATTAAAAACATTCAATAGACGGAATACTATGTAACCCAAATAATATGCTTTTTGGATAAAATTTACTTCACCAATATGCGGTAGAAAATAATCGGCAAGAATTTCAAGTGCATGTGATACTGTTTTTCCCTTGGTTAATGTGGCAATGTATTTTAATGCATTTCTTTGTGTTAATATTGCACCCGCATCATGAACCGATGGTATGAACAAATCAAGCATTGATTCGTATTTTTCCAAATCCAATAGACACATAGTAATGATTTGTTTATCAGATATTATTCCTAATGCACGGAATACTATAAAAAGAGGAACTGGTTTTCTTACATTAGGAATATTAACAACAATATTTTTGAAGGTATATGATTTAGTTGGTGCCATGATTTTTACAGAAAGTGTTCGAATTGGTTTGGAAACGTTCTCGGAAACTGACCTTATTTCTGCTGAATATAGATATTTATCATCGCCCGACTCACGAATATAAAGCATATTATCTCCGAATTTTTCTTGTGATACGACTGTTTTTTCTTTACCATCAATGATAAAATAGCCTCCTACATCATTCAAACATTCTCCCATTGTATGTCTTACTTCACGAGGTAATCCAGTTAAAATACAGTAATCAGATTGAACCATAATAGGAAATTTTCCCAAATAAACTTTTTCAATTACCATTGTTCGTTTTTGTGTATTTGGTGTAATCATCGATTTTTCAGTGGCCTCTCTTAATAACGCGGTTTGTGCAGTTGTTAATTCAGCAGCAACTCGTTTCTTCTGTTTTCTAGCAGGTGGTTTTCCAGAACCACCATCCATTTCCATTTCGTGGTTCTCATTAATTTTGCTATTTTCATTGTTGTTTTCATTGTTATCTGGGTCTTCTGATTTCACTATTTTCTCTTTGACATTCTTGAATTCATATTCATTAGAATCACCACCACCATATGTTAAATCTGATTCTTTGTCTACAACACTTGGTAATTCACCTTTCTCTAAAATATCAATAAATTCAATTTCAACATCATAATGTATGGTCATTCCATATGTCATATTACGTAATCTGGCCTCATTTGGGTACATGTAATGTGAATCTTTTTCATCATAAATAATCGGTTTTCCGAAATAAATTTTAGAACCATCTTTACCACCAAAATACATAATACATTGAGAACGATAATCATTTATTGAATCGTCAAAACGGGTTTGAATACGAATTGGATTTTTTTCTTTGAATATTTGAAAAATGCCGTTTTTGAAGAAATCATTATATGATTCAACATGGTGTCTTACTAAACATTGTGGATTATCTTCAAAATATTTATCAATAATTTTCCATATTGCAGAATCCTCCATTATGATTTATATATAAAATATACAATATATTTTATCTATAATTTCTTGTTTATGTAGATTTTATTGGTGTTATCATAATTTTAGTTTTGTCAAAACATAGGTTGTTTTTTCGACACACATATTATAAATTTCATCAATTTGTTTTATATAAATATTTTTAAAGTCGGCATACTTATCATATGACACATCTTCATCATACATAAACTTTTCAATACATCCATCTTCATGCATAATATCTAAAAATTCTTTTGCAATAATTTTTGGTAAGCAAACTATAAATGAAGTAGAATTTATTTTATTGGTTTTAGGAATAGGTAAATATTCAATGTAACCATATTTTTTCAAATTGTACTCTATTGGACACTCATTTGACCCAAATTGTATTTTGTATGGAACATATACATAATAGAAAGATACTAACATTATATTTGTAATTTAGAAATTATTTCAATACAATTATAAATGTATTTATAGTTTGCCTTTATATTTTTTCATTATTCTGTTATTGTAAATTTAGTAATAATTTTCTTAATATATATTATAAATAAATGTCTAGTTTTGTCGACTACTATTTTGGGCCTTTAAGTAAGGATTACTGTATCTATTTCCTTTTCCTTTCTGTTATTGGTTTTGTATCATTAGTTCTTTTCCTTTTATCTACAATTGTTATTGGATTTTCAAAAAGAAAAGGTAGTGAATTCTATGTTCATTCCTTCTTTATTGCATTAGGTATTGGTTTGTATTCTTATTTCCAAAATCGTCTATTATACTCAATGTGTGTAGGCAAAGCTTAAATTTGTATAATATTTATAATAAAAATTATACAAAAATTAAAATAAAAACATGAATTTATGAATAATTATTGAATCAAAAAAACAACAATATGGATTATAACTTTCTTATGTATACTGCATCTGGATTATATTTTGTATGTTATTTACCAGAATTATATGCAAATTATAAAAATAAAAATGCGAATTTTTATAATGTTCCTGAAAAATTATTCATATTCTTCGGAACAGTTTTAGCATTCAGTTATTCTTTGATTATAAATAATCCTGCTTTGATTGTAAATTATGGTCCAATATTAATTTTAGATACAACTTCATTAGTTATGAGAACATACTATGCGTATAATAATTTTATTAATAATAAAAAATCCAAATCCAATAAAATGGAATTATTAGAAAATGATACTATTGATATTATGGATGATAATTCAATAAATGAAATAGTTTGAAAGATGAAAAAATTTTCAAATATATTATAAAAATAAATTTGAAAATTCCCAGATGGACATTTTATATTATAGTAATCATTGTAAACATTCGCAGAAATTAGTACAAACTTTAGTAAAAGGCAATTTATCCGATAAAATTAGTTTTATTTGTATAGATAAACGAATCAAGGACCCAAAAACCAATCAAATTTATATTATTTTAGAAAATGGCAGTAAAGTTATTATGCCACCGAATATTCATAGTGTTCCTGCTGTTTTATTAGTAAATCAGAAATACCGAGTTTTACTAGGTGATGAGATTATGCAACATTATCATCCAGAATTGAAATCCAAGAATGAAAAAGCAACCAATTTTAATGGTGAACCAATGGGTTACTTTTTAGGTAGTTCAAATGGTGGTTCAAATATAATGTCTGAACAATATACTATGTATAATATGACTCCAGATGAATTAAGTGCAAAGGGAAAAGGAAGTAGTCGTCAATTATATAATTATGTTTCAGCAAGCGATGATATTAATTTTATAAATACACCAGCTGATAGTTATCGTCCAGATAAATTATCCAATAGTGTTACAATTGATACATTGCAACAGCAACGTATGGATGAAATTACCACAATAATGCCAAAACAACAATCATTTGGTGCACAAATATAACTCATAAGTAAATTGTTGATTTTTCTATTCAAAAAACAATATAAACGTATAAATTCAATATATTTAATTTATAAATTATGGCTGATAAATCAACTTTATTGAGAGCATTTAATACTCAATTTTTCGATTTTTTGAAAGATATTATCACCATTTTTCCAGAGAATCAAGATATAAAATTAGCGAATACATCTTTTGAAACTATTAAAAAAGCAAATCCGACTTTGATTTTAAAAGCATGGTATAGTTATGTTTATTGCCCATATCGAGATGTAATTGATGCTGGCAATATAGAATTTTTCTTCGATAAAGATTATGGGTCTGATTTATCGATTGTTTCAAATGCGTCTGAAATAATGAAAATGATTGATAAAATTCGTCAACCTATGAAAGAATTATCAGATGAGAACAAGGAACACACAAAAAAATATATTCAAATTTTGAGTAAATTATCTATGCATTATAGTGAAATGTAATGTAGTTGATTCAATAAAATGCTGAATTTTACAAAAAAATATTGTAAATATATTATAATAAAATGAAAAAACAAAAACACGACGGAAACACTAACCTATTTTTTTATTTAATAGTTTGTTTCATAATTGTTTTAATTTTGTATTATAATGTTTATTTTGTAATATTTTTTATAAAAAATCTTTTTGGTAAAGATTTTCCAATCAAAGAACATGATGAATTGAACAAATTTCACGATAATCCAACCAATTTTATAGATGACATGTATTACTACTACTGTAATAGTAAATTAGAAAATTTGAATAAGTATTATGACAAATTACCAGAGAAAAATAATAAATATCTTCTTCCAAGTATAAACGTAGACCAAATACATTTAATACAGAAATATACAAACAATTATAGAACTCCTTTAGTAATTAAAGGTCTTATAAAAGATTTCCCTTGTGTAAAAAAATGGGATATTGAATATTTAAGGAAACAATGCGGTCAATATAATGTTACGGGGTTCACAAAATCAGATGGTAAAGAATGGTTAAATAATCAATTTGATAATATTAAAATTCTAGAAGATGTTAGATTTTCAAACGCTTGTGACATGATTCAAAATGGAGAACTTATTTATATAAATAATTTTCATAGTATTTTTATTGATTGTACAATTTTACAAAAAGATTTGGATTTAAAAAATTTAGATGAAATAACGCCTTTAGAATATACTGGAACCAGTCAATTATTTTTTGGTCCTAAAGGCACTGGTACAACATTACATTGTGCAGCGAAATCTAATATATTTTACAATATTAAAGGTAAAAAAAAATGGACGTTTATTGACCCAAAATATTCAGAATATTTATCACCAGTTTTGAGTAACAACGGATTTTTTGTAGTATCTAAACTTAATTATTTCAAAGATAAATCTATATTACGAAATATTCCAAAGTTTGAATATATATTAGAAGAAGGAGATATATTATTTAATCCCTCTTGGTGGTGGCATTGTGTTGAAAATATGTCGGAATATACAATTGGCGTAGCAAACCGAAGTGATTTAGGATTTAAATGGTATGATAATAATAATCCAACTTTCACAATGAATTCTATTTTGACAAGACCTTATCAAATTTATAAAATGATTACTGAAATGGAACGAATTGATATAGATATAACAGGTAAGTAATATATAGACACTGATGAATTGAAATTGAACAAATTCTAGTTTTGTTCTAGATGATACAAATGAAATTTCCCATATTGTAATGTATTTTCTCGTCGGTCCCAATTCAGAATAAACATCAACTCACGAGGTTCCATATTATTAAAATAAGATGAAATTGCTTTTCTTGTTATTTTATATTTCCGCTTTGAATTAGATTTGTATCTATTTATAATCATTGGTAAATATATTTCATGATGTATCTTATAAATATGGGTTAAATATTTATCAGGAATTACCATGTCTTTTTTACAGATATATTTACCAATGTAATATTGATAAATAATATTTATAAAATTTTCATATGTATCTCTTATATCGTAAAACTTTTTTTTATGACTTGGAAAAAGATTCAAATAATCGAATACTCTACCAATCCGATTCAAACAAAAATATTGATATTGAAATAGAGGTTCCGTTTTAATCAGTTTCTTCAAATTTTCATATTCAGTTGAGATTACTTTTGTCATTTCACCTGTATATTCATTTTTAATAATAAAACCGTTGCTAATTTTACCATCATCTATATTTGACAGTTCAAATAAATCAGAATATAAGGTTGGTTCATATTTTTTGGGAAATTCGATGACATTGTTCATATTTTGGAATATTCTCCAATTTTCATATAATTGACATGGTATATATTCTGCTCTTTCTGTATTAATACAATAAACTGCTACTAGATAAAGATGTGGTCTTTCAATAGGAATTAAAATATTATTATTTGGATGTTGTAAAACAAAAGTATAACTTGCCCATTTTGGTAATTCTTCCAAAAAAACTAAATCGTTCAATTCTTTTCCAGGAGAACTCTGAAACGCATCCAAAAACATATCGTAAAATGTTGAATTGGATTTTGATTTAGGTTTGGATTCCGGGTTTTCTTCTTGATTTCCATAAAACCAATAATTTCCACCGATTGCATTTCTTGTAGAAATTTCCCATTTATTGATACGTCTATCATAAAATAGATTTATCATAATACCTTCTATTGACTCGGTCACAGTTATATTGTTTGAAGTTATATCTGGATATGTCTTGATAAATAGATTGATGGGTATAGTTTTTGGTGGTGAAAAACAAATCAATTCATTTTCAGGAAAAGAATATATGAGTGACCTATAAATCCTCGATTTTACATCATCAAAACATAGGTAATTTTTGTCATAATTCATAAAAACATATTTGGTATTGTTTCTTGATGAATATATTCTCTTATTTACTCTTTTCAATTTATAAGAATATTCTATATCGAGTAAATAACTCATTTTTGTAAATTTTCTAGTTTGTTTCTATTATAAACCTGATATCTTTATATAAAATTGATAATTTTATATAATATTTTTAGAACTTCAATAAAAAGTTTTGAATTCAATATGAATACAAATTGCCACACTATTTTGTTTGTTGAAACTCCAACTATGAAAGGGAAAATGACAGTCGGTTTTCAACTGAATAAAAATAATTATTTGTATTCACCAAGGGGAATAATCAGAATAGCACGTTTTACTTCATCATTTTCACCATATTATGGTTACTATGGTGATATTTATATGAATAGATTCATAAGATTATGGAAAAAGAAGACATATGAAAATATACAAAGAAAAAAAGATAAATCGATAGCAATGGAAGTTCTACCAAATGTCTTTTGTTATGATATTTATAATAATATTATCAACTATTTATGATTTTACACCATATAATTCTTGATTCATATATACATTTCTATTGTTTGCCGGTATAAATTTATTTAGAGGAATAGAATATATTATAATATTATAATGGAAACAACAAAAAATATTGAAACAGAAACAGAAACTGAAAATACAGAAACACCCGAATATGAATCGCTATCAGAAGTAAAAATAGGTGAATCTATTACATTGGAATTAGGAGATATTATCGAAATCAATGCTCCTACCAATCCAGATATTCATGAAATGACATTTATGATTCAATACATTGATGACGAAGAAATACAAATAATTAATGTAGCGAGTAATCGCCGTTTTTTATTGAAAATCACACCAGAAGGTAAATTTACTGATGAATCAATTACGGATATATTTTTATTGGACCGTAGTGAAGATAAAGGATATGCAAGACAAAATTGTTTATTACCAAGAACATGGGTTGATGTTTATTTAACAGGAGAAGTACCAGTTATTATAAGTGGTGAGATAACAAATTTAGAAGAAGATATGATTGAAATAACTACTTTTCCAGAGTTACGTACAATTTATATCAATTTCGGGTACAAAGGTCTTCCGCAAAATATCCCTATTGAAAAAATCATAATTCGTGAAAAACCCGCATCATTAAAAGGTGTCAGTTCTCTCAATACAATCAAGAATAACCTTGAAGAAGGAGAAGTTTTTGACCCATCTCAACTACCTGAAGATGAATTAGCCACTATGGAATTTACAGAATCCGGTGAGTCGATTATTAATATTCCTGAAAATGCAGTACCAGATGAAGATATTCGTGAAAATCTACATGATTTGTATATCGATGCTAATTCCATTATTTTCGGTGAAAGATTAGAAGAAATCGCACAAGTAGTCGAAGTTCCAGAAGGTGAAAAACGGTTCGGCATTGATGTCCAAGTGAATGATTTGATGGATGAATTATTATCGACTATTCCGAACAGTCAGCGAACAAAACAGGTTCTCGATAATATTCATTTATTAATCGAACGTTTCAAAGAATTACGTAAAGAATTTTCCAAATTCGATACAAATGATAATATTTATGATGTAAAAACTGTTGGTGCTTTCTATAAACCACTTATTGAACATATTGAAAAAATGGATGTCAAATTACAATGGTTAGTACCGGTTGTATCATTGAGACGCAAGTTGTATGATACAGGAGTTGTAATAGAAACTCCGGATACTACAAACAATAAATTAGGAATCGATTTAAGGTCGATTGAATCTACACAACAAAAATCCAATGATTTAACTTATGTTCTGGCACAAAATCAAATAAGTGATATTATGACACCTTTTGAAAAACCATTTGACAGTGAAAAATATTTGAAACAAATTCCTGTTATGGCAAATCTAGATTCAATTGTTGATAATTTGGAGAACTTTTATAGTAATATTTATGCAAAATCTGGTATTATAAGACAACAATATGTAATTCAACGTTATAACCTAGGTTCTTCATATTTAAAAGAAAGTCTCTTGAAATCAGGTAAAACCATCTATACTAGAAAACAAATGACACCTAATGACAGCATGTGTTTGAAATCTATAATCATGTTACCTCAACCTATTGTTCAGTTTTCAAAGATTGGATTACCAAAAACCAGCATTTTGAACAAAGCATCAATGCATCAAAATTATTTCTTATTATATAGATTATTACGTAATGTAAATACTAAAAAATCCAATTCAACACAGAAGGATTATAATAATATAATAACTCACGTTATTGATGATTTGACAAAAGAATTGGATTATGAAAAAATGGAAAAAGATTCACAAATTGATTTTTTATCTGGAATCCATGAATTTATATTAGATTCTGATATGGCAGATGTCGAACAATATGATGATAACGAAAAATTCAATAAATTTTTAGAAGTTATTATCCCAAAAACCAGAATGTTGATTCGTCTTGTACGTAAATATATAAAAAACCAAGTCTCGTTTGTAGATGTTGTTCAAGAATTAGAACCGTTTATGGTTTATTCAAATGATATAACATATAATCAATATAATGAAATTCGGTATTTCATCAAAAACCGTATTTTGGAATTGAAAAAAGAGTTCCAGAAAAAATCAGATGAATTCGCTATTTTGAGAAATACAAAATATAATATTGATTCAAAACCACTAACTATTTTGAGAATTTTATCAGAAAATACAAAATTTGCAGAACTTTTTTATAGTGCATATAAAATTATTGATAAAAATGCGAAGAATCTTACAGCACAAGAAATATTATCACGTATTATCCAATCGGATGATGGTAAGGTTTATTTTAATATTATTACTACTATACTGATTTCACTTATAACGCCGAATAATTTGATGGAACAATTAGTAAAACCAAATATAGATGATATTTCAGATTTGGAAAAAATCAAACCAACAGATTGTACAAAACGTTATTTGGCAAAAAAATATACTTCTATGAAAGACCTTCAAAAAGATAATAATATAGAAGAACTTTATTTTGATAAAGAATTCGATGATACACCTTATGATATAATTAAACTATACGAAAAAGAAAGGAAAGGAATGGCATCAGAATTATTTCTAGAATTTTTAGAACAAAATTTAATTAAGAAACATAATTGTCCAAAAGAAATGGCTAGTTCACTAGCATCTGTATTGATTGCTGGCAAAAAACCAGTAACTGATGGTGAATATGCCATCCTGGAAATTCGTCCTACTCTTCCAGAAAATATGGATGAATCTCTTTTATCAGACAAAGAAAAAGAATCGGTTCAAATTGAATCAGATATTCGTAAGAAAACATTATATTATAGACGTTTGAAAAATAACTGGATAAATGATGATAGTATTACTGATAATGCATTTATCGATACCAATACACTTTTCTGTAATATTAGTAAAGATTGTTTCAAAAATTCAACTAATAATATTTGTGAATCAGTTTTTGATTCAGAAGAACGCATCAAAGAACTCAATAAAAAACGTATGTTAAGTGAATTTGACCGTCGTTATGAAGTAAGTGTAGAAGAACTCGAAGATAAATTGGAAAAAAATATCGAATATCATATGAAAACCCTTATCAAAAATCAACGTTTGAAAGATATTCTACTGAATAAAGCGAATAATTTGGCATTTATATTAGGTGGATTAGCATCGATAAATGATATTATAACATCTCCATATTTGAAATTACGGGATTTGATTCTAGGACAAGACGATTTTACAAAAAAACAATATGATATTTGTAGATTTGTAGAGAAATATGGACGTGACCCATTAGTAGAACAAGAAGAAGAAACTCCTGGATGGAAATATTGTAAAGAAACAAATACTAAATTATTTCCATTATCACTTTATCAATTAGCAGAATCTTTTGTTAGTGGAGGAAATTATCAACAAAAATTAGAAGAGATTTGCCACGATGTTGGTATGACTAGTGACGATGGTGATTCCATTGTTGATAAATATAGTGGTTTTGTTATTTGTAAAAAAGACCTTAGTAACGAAGAAGGATTTGACCAAACTGGATTTCCAATTACAACACATGATATTTTAGAAAAAGACCTTGGTACAGTTGTTATGGAAGCAATTGGTAAAAAGGAAAAACCAGTTTTTGAAAATCCTACAACAGAAATGATTTATAATATTTTTTCTACTATTTGTTCTAATATTGGAATTCCATTGGAAAAAATTAGTGAATTTGTATTAAGAATAAGTAGTGAATTAATAGAAAAATATGTTTGGAGAGAAGATGTATATAAGAAAAAATCAGCATACCAAGAGAAAAATACAGGCAAACCATTTTCAGGATCGTATAAAAATTACCGTAATGAATCCATTATTAGTATTACAACTAGTGTATTATTAGTAGCAATTCAAACAGCAATACCTTCATTTCAAGCAAAAAAATCATTTCCTGGATGTGTACGTTCATTTAGTGGTTATCCATTGGATGGTGGTATTGAAGATTTCACAGCAATTCGATATATGGCATGCGTTTTGAATAAAACCAAAAGTGTTATTGAACCATGGACATCCATTCAGAAATACAAAGTCGATGCATTGGAACGTCGTTTGAAAGATATCATCGATAAACAGATTATGATTCGTCCTGATATTAATGAATTATATGTAACTAAACGTAATTTTATGTTATTAAATCCAGATACTATAGCACCAGAAGAACATAGTATTCGTAAATGGGTACATTTTGAACCACCACTTGTTCAATTTGAAATCATAAAATCTTTGAGAAATGTAGCGAGTGATTTCAAGAATGATTTTATGGATTTATTGCGAAAAGGGAATATGCATCAATATGATTTGATTGCAACATTGAAAGGAAAAATTATACAATATGGGTATGGTATCAATGAAGCAATTGATGGAATTGTAAAATCAAAAGAATTGTTATTAAAAACAATGTCAGGATTACCTTTTACAGAAAATGCTTGCTGTAATGATAAGCCACTTGTAAATCCAATTATTTATTTCAACGAAGAAGATAATAATATTGCACTATTTTTAAGAATCGTCAATCAACTGGTTTCAATATTATCAGAATCGAAAAAACGTTCAATTGCTAGTTTGTTATACCATCCTGGATTTACTGGAATCAATTATCCAACAGTGCCGTTAGGGTATTTAGAAGATGATATTTATGCAGCCATTATGAAATACTGTAACTTTGACCGTAATTTGCCAATACCAGAGGAATATAAAACCATCTGTTCCGAAAAACCACCACAATATAATAAATTACTTTCATTTCGTGATAAGGTAGAATCATTAAAGCGTAATGGAAAACGATATGGAATTGATGATTTGAATAATTTAATGAGATTAGTGAATCAAAAAAATACAGTAGATATCGAAATGCCATTGGAGTTCAATCAAGTAGATGTTTTCAAAGAAATAATCGAAAAGTTGGATGTTTCTGATTCAAAAATAATTGACGCAAAATTACGCCAACATCTTATGAATGTTATTGAAAAATATGTTCCATCTCAAATGATGGATAGTGATATAAAAGAATTGGAAAATATGAAACGATATTTGAGTAAGGCAAATCAAGATATGTATAATGAAATTATCAACTTTTTTGGACAAAATGGTAATTTGTATGAAAAAGATTATGAGAAAATACATGATTTTATGGCAAATATCTATAAATGGAATTTTGATGAAACTGATAAAACAACAAAATATTATGATGAAGGATTATTCAAAATAACTCAATTTATTCAAAATGCTGTTCATAATATTTCCAAAGTATATCCATCTATATTGATGAATGATGCGACATTTTATAAAAATATTCCAAAACATTGGGAATTATCAGAAGAACATGTCAAAGATATTGGTAAATTTATTGATAATTATTACGAAAGCATTGAAAAATTCAAAGGTGATAGGGTTTTAATGACTCTATTGAATGAAGTGAATATCCGTTTAGTAGATATAAATCAATTCTTACAAAATATTCCAATCAATACTGACATAACCAAGACATTTATTAATGAAAAAGGTAATCCAGAAGTACATTATTTTCATAGTTTGTTTGATAAAAAAACCATTTATATGTTGTATTCTTATTGCTTTTATTCAGTCATTTTTGAATATATTGCATGCTCCACTGAACCTGATATGTTGAGAACAGATATTGAAGAATTAAAAATGGGACGCAGAAACAAAATAAAAAATAATTCTAATCAGGCAAATCTATTACATTCAGAAGGTATCGATATTACAGAAATAAATCAAGAATATGATAATGAAATTCGTGAAATACAAATAACAACTGGTGATGTTTTGGAATTAAAAAACCGTGTTTCCAATTTATTGATAACATTTTTGAATGTAGAACAAACAAATAAAACCACTATTGATTTTTCATATGAACAAGTTATCAAACGTGTTTCTCGTTCAAAAGAAAAAGAAAAACGTGGTATAATTGAGAAATTAGGTAATATGTCAATTGAAGAACGAAAAGTTGAAGATATGTTGAAAAATCATCGGCTTGGTAGATGGAATGTTGGGCAACAAAAAGGGTTATTTATGTATGACCAAAATACATATGACCGTGAGCGTAATGATTTGATATCACAGATTATGGGTGAAACACAAGAAGGTTCTCTTGATATTGTCTCTGAAGATTTATTGGATATTTATGATTTAGATAAATTAGATGAAGATACAGAAGAGGTTGATATAAACCGAGAAACATATGATATTGGTGATTTAGATAATAATTTTATGGATGGTGTCTATTATGAAGAAGACCGCGATGAGGATGAAACAGATTATTATTAGATAGTCAAACAAAGAATAAGCAACCAATATGCAAATTGAAAGAAAAAATTTTATAATTGTATTATAATATTAAATAATTATAAAATTATAGAAAATGTATAATTTGAAAGGAGTTATACGATATAATAAATTAAGTATATCAATATTACTGTTTTTAGCACTATTTTCATTAATTCATTTTTTGAAACCTGGATTTATTTATAATGAAGATGGTGGATATCGCCCTTTTGGTGTAGGATATCGTCATAAAACTGTTATTCCAATATGGTTAGTTGCTATTTTTGTAGCAATACTTTCTTATTTGGCAGTTTTATACTATTTAGCGTATATGTAGAATTTTTTTGATAATAAGAAAATATATAATCTTATTATCTTTTTAGTTATACAAAATATTTTTAATGATTCAGCCACGTCTAATCGACTTGCCTGCTAAAAATTTTATGTATCAAACATTAAACCAATGTCATAACAATCGGGTTACAATATATTATTATGCTTTGAATATTGGAGTATTTTTTATTTTTGCATTTATTGTTGGTATGGTTCTCTATTATTGTAATAAGAATAAATTAACTGATTATGAAAAACATCAGCGAATGATAAAAGACCAACAATATGTCTTATCCAAAATCAGATATTATCAAGATGAAAATAAAGTAAGAAGCGCACAAGTATCAGGAATAACTGATTTACCAATAATTTAATTTTTGAAGATATTGTAACGATATTGAGGATATTATAGCGATTGTAAATAATGTTCACTATAATTAATTTTAGTATTTGTATATTGTATATTGTCTAGATGATTGATGAGGAAAGAGAAGAAGTTATAATAAATCTAAATACAGCACAACAACAACTGAAAAATATTTTAGAAACAATGAATCGAACAACTACTATGTTATCGATAAAAGAAGAATTATTTGGACCTTTAGATTTTTCCATTTTAAAAGATTATGGTTTTGAAAATATCAAATATATTATTTTGAAAAAAGGAAAAATTACGAACATAACTGGTTTACCAAAAGGGTTGAAATCAATTATGTGTCGTGAAAATCTACTGGTTGAATTGAAAAATTTACCAAGTTCATTATTGACTATCATGGTGGAATATAATCATCTGAAATCAATCGATTTAAGTAATCTGTCTAATTTGAACAATGTGGTTCTTTCACATAATGAAATTTCAACTTTAGAAAATTTACCAAAATCAGTGGTTTCATTGAAATGTGACCATAACAAAATTGGTCGTCTTAATTTAAGCGGCCTTGAAAAATTGGATATTTTACATATCTCAAATAATCCAATAACAATCATTGAAAATTTACCAGAGGGTATTTCCGATTTTCAAATGGAAAATACACCAAGTATTGAATTTCGTAATATTTCGGGAGTTCCAACACCAGCATTATCAAGTACCGAATCAAACGATGATTCTGAAAATATGGATTATCAAGACGCTCTGAATAATTATTTCAAAATGAAAACAAAATACGAAAATGATATCTATAAAACAAAAAAGAGTATATTTGATAATGAACCAAATAAAAAACTAGCAAAAAAAAAGGTTTCTGAAATAAAACCAAAATGTATAAATTGCAAACGTCCTGTTGGAACTATTTTTTCAAA